GTTGTCGTTATTCTAAGATCACCCGATCCGGTGGTAACGTCTATGCTGAGCCGTGGGTAAACTTCACTGGTCAACTTGGCCCGTTGATGGTTCCAGTCGGTCAGGTGTACTACCAGGCTACCGGGCCACATGGTACTGATGGTTCTTACTTCCCTTCTGGGAAAGAGTTCAACACGTCAGATGTGGTTCTAGTTACGAAGAATGGCGTGACTACCACTTACATCGTAACCTCATCTGGGATGTATGCACCGGATAATGATAACTTTGCTATCCGTGCAGCAGCCGTGGGTACAAAGACCATCGTTCAGCAGAAAGTGCCAAATGGTGAGTCTTCTGGTTCTCCGTGGCTGTATATCACTCAGTTCGAACCAGGTGCTCGTATTACGATCCCTGGGGCTGGGCCGAATGGTACTGACCTGAAAACCAGGGTTGCTAAGCCTCCGTACCAGACTCCACCGTCTGATCCGGGTGCGCTTATCACAATGGATATCACTGATGCTATCCAGACCGCAGTTCCTGCTGGTACGCGTATTAAGGCGACAGTTCCATTAACTACTCGCCCAGCTTTACCAACAACGTAATATACTGGGAGCCTAACGGCTCCCTTTTAATTGGAGGTTTTATGCAACTCACTAATAATGAGAAAGCTTTTCTTAAAATGCTGACTGTTTCCGAAGGAACCAGTACCAGCAAGTACACCAAAAATAACGGTTACGATGTGATCGTTAATGGTATTGGTAGTGAACCGAAGATCTTTACTGACTACAGCAAGCACCCTAATGTGCTGGTGACTGTAAACAATAAAGGTCTTAAGTCTACCGCTGCCGGGGCATACCAGATTCTCTATAAATACTGGGTTGCCTATAAGAAGCAGCTTGGGCTTAAAGGTTTCTACCCTGAAGATCAGGATGCTATTGCAATGCAACTGATCAAGGAGTGCAAAGCTCGTGACGATATCAATACTGGTCGTATCGAGTCTGCCATTACTAAATGCCGATCCCGTTGGGCATCTCTGCCTGGTGCAGGCTACGGCCAGTTTGAGCACAAGATGGATACACTGGTTTCGGCGTATAAAAAAGCCGGAGGTACTGTAGCATGAAGCTGGTTGAGAACTGGAGACAAGCCCACAAGTGGTTCTCTGTGCATCTGATCATTGTGCTGGCAGCGCTTCCAGAAGTATGGACTTGGCTACCTATGGAATGGAAACAGTCACTGCCACCAGATACCCTTAAATGGCTCTGTGGTGTGGTTGGTGTACTGGCTCTCTATGCCCGTGTGGTAAGCCAGCAGAAGAAGGTTCCACCTAATGATCAAAAGCCTGATACAGAAGTATAAACTTTATATCGGGTTAGTCCTTGCCCTGGGCATTCTTGCCGGGGCTTGTTACTTAACCTGGCTTGTAACGGACAGCCAATGGCAGTCCAAATATGACTCCCAGCAGACTGCGTATGCCGACGCGTCAGCAAAGGCACAGCAGGCTGCGAGAGACAAGGAACAGGAATATGCAACAAACCTTAAAAAGATTCAGGGGGAAGCTAACGCCAGAGTTGCTGAGTCTGCTGCTGATGCTGCTTCTGCTAACGCCGCTGTTGACCGGTTGTACGCAAAACTCAACAAGATACTTGCCAACACCAGCGCCGAAGTTACCGGCACTCGACAGCAAGGCAAGAGCGCCAACGAAACCGTCGTTCTGCTTGCCAACGTGCTCCAAAAATCTGTCGAACGAAATCGACAGTTGGCAGCTTTCGCAGATGAATCCTGGAATGCCGCTGCAACATGCGAAGCCAGTTACGATGCTGTGGCAAAATGATGCTGATAGCTTGCTGGTATAATTGCTATAAACCAGTAAAATACAGTACAGTTAGTAATCTTTCATGAGAGGAATTATTTATGGCTACTAATGGTGTATATGTAAAGCCAGCCCCTATCGGCTCGGCTGTTGTCACCACTGACGATGTTATCGCTCAGGGCTACGATTTTCTGCCCCTTAAAATGGGCGGTATGCTGAAGGTTCAGGAAGCAACCGTTGATGGTGATCTCACCATTAAAGGTGATGCTGCCTATGTGCCACCTAAGCCTCTGGGCTTCTCCACCGATCTGACTGCTACCAAATCTGTAGCTACTGGTGCTGCACTCACTCTGACCGTTGCTGCTAAAGACGGTTTCGGTGATTACACCTACCAGTGGTACAAAGATGGTGCTCCGCTGTCCGGTCGTACCAGTGCATCCTTCAGCAAATCTGCTGCGGAAGCTGGTGATGCTGGCGTGTACTACTGCGAAGTTACCGATAAAAACGGCGACAAGGCTCAGTCCAAGCATTGTACTGTGACCGTAACCGCTTAAGTAGCTACGCTACCCTAAGCTATGTAAACTAGCCCTCGAAAGAGGGCTTTTTTATACGAGGTTTCTATGAGCAAAATGCTTATTGGTAACGGTGTCGTTACCACCGATGAGGTCATCAAACAAGGCTACGATTTCGTGGGCTTGAAAATGGCTGGTATGTTGAAAGTGCAGGAACCTACGGTTGAGCAGGATCTGACCATTAAAGGTGATGAGCAATACTACCCACCGGGTCATGTATTCCCACTGGCCTTTACTCAGGATCTACCGGGTAATAACTCCAGTGATGCTGTAGCTACCTTTGTTCCTATGGGCAGTAACAAAACATTTACTGTAGCCGTTAAAGATGGTGTTGAGCCGTATACCTATGCCTGGTTCCGTCGTGCATCCAATACGGATAACCCGGTTGGTACTAATGCACCGAGTTATACCATTACTGGTTACGGTACTGGCAACAATGGTGATTACTTTGTGCGTGTCACTGACGCTGAGGGTACTGTGATCGAATCACTTCGTGAACGTACTAAACCAGCAATTGCTCTGTCTACTAACCTGCCAGCTACGGCTACCTGGACTGTTGGTACGGCAGCAAGCCTGAGTGTAGTAGTTAATACTGCTACTGGTTTGGCTCCGTACACTTACCAGTGGCAGAAGCTGAATGGCAGTACCTGGGATAATATCTTCGGTGCTACCTCTGCAACTTATAACGTTGCCAGTCCTGCTGCGGGTGATGCCGGGCAGTATCGTTGCATCGCTAGAAGCAGCAATACTAACCCGCCTAACAGCACCACCAGTGCTACTTGCACGGTTACTGTTAACCCTGCTGCATAAAACTAAGCCCCCAGTCGGGGGCTTTTTTATAGCATCTGTAAACGCATATCCCGTATAGGGATGTGACGTAACAGCCGGGCAGCAGTCTCAATGCTCATAAAGCTGAGTGGTTTACCTTCGGCATCCACTACCTGAAACTCCTCACCCAGATTAGGTTTACGGATCACTATTGCGTAATCCGATTCACCTCGTTGGATGATATACCCAGTCTTGCATTGCAAAGCCGGGATATCTTTTGGTCTGATGGTTTTACGCTTTTTCATAGATCTTCCTTACGGAAGCGAGAGAACAAGCCAGATTTACCATTGACGATATCTACACGTCGTGCAGGTAATACGACTCTGGCTGCTTTGCGGCCTTCACGGTCAGCACGCTGGAGCTTACCCTTCTCGGTATCCGGCCCATACATCTTCAGACGTATACGGGAGCATTTAACATGCTTACCCTGGTTTCGGTATTTGCCACAAATTTCACAGACAGAGTACATAAGACCTCACTTTAAGACGGCAATGATATCCTTCACTTCACCACGTTGATCGCCACCAGCAGAAATGCTGCGACGGGCAGTGAGTTCATGAATGGTAAAGCCAGCCTTTTGATACATGTTGATAATGACAGGGGCTGCACTGTTGGTGATTACTGTTGGTACTCCCCGGCCTTTTGCCATGACAGCCATATTCACTAATCGTTTCTGATCATTAAGATCGAACTTCTTACCAGAATAAGTGGTAAAGCCATCTTTACCCGGTAATGGGTGATATGGGGGATCACAGAATATAACGTCACCACTACGGCACAAGCCGAAGATGGTAGCGAAGTCAGTGCAGAACAATTGGGGATTGAAACCAGAAGCCAAATACTCTTCGAGTTCGGCTCGTGGGAAGTAGCATTGCTCCTTCTTACCCCACGGTACATTGAACTGACGCTGCTGATTGTAGCGGCACAGACCGTTAAAGCAGGTACGGTTCAGAACGAGGAAGAATGCAGCCATAGAGTATGGCGTGTATTCACGGGTGTTAAAGCGATCCAGAACTGCATAGTAGCGTTCTTCGCTGTTCACCCATTTACAGAGGCGCTCTGCTTCATCAAGTAAACGCTGCCCCTGATGCTTCAGGATGCTGTACAGATTAATCAGGTCAGGGTTGACATCATTAAGCACAACGTCCTGAAAGCCAGAGTTCATGAATACTGAACCTGCACCTACGAAAGGCTCAATCAGACGTTCACCCTTGGGCAAGTGATGAACTATCTGGTTTATCTGACTGTGCTTACCACCAGCCCATTTCAGGAAAGGCTTCATATGATCCCCCGGATAATGTGCATGATGAGTTCGAATACGTTCCAGGCTAACCACCAGAACGCAATACAAATGACGATCAGGATCGTCCATACCTTACGAGAGATGTTCATAGAATCCTCATAAAAAAGCCCTCCGAAGAGGGCGGTTAAGTTACCTGGTATTGTCTGGCTTTTGTAGCTTTGACTCAATAATCGACTCAGAGAGTTGAAAGAACCTTCCACCGAAGTGAGCACATACGGCTACGAATACAGGCATCGTCATACCTTTGGGTAAGCTATCCTTCAAGTCTGGATAAGCGCCCGAAGCCAGATAGCCTGCCAGTACAGCGGCACAAAACTCCGTAAGTACCCACATAATAGATGGGTTGGTTTTCCGCAACAGCCTACGACCTACTGAGATAAAGCCACTCATCAAAGAGATGAGAAGAATGCCAAACAAATCCCAATAATACTGATTTGGTTGGTTATCCGGTGGCATGATCACTCCAGGGGGTTACTGATTACCCTGGATTGTACATGCAGAATAATCCGATGCCTACTAATTACCCGCCTTGCGTTTCTGAGCAAGTGCAGCTATGAGAGCTTTCTGGATACGCTTATCGTCGTGAGACTTAAACTCCAGATCGATGAATGAAGCTTTAAAGCTTTTCATTCCAACTTTTAACTCTTCGAGGTAGATCGGATCACCTTCGTTATCCTGCCGGAATATCAAATCCTGCTCACGTACATCGAGCTTGCCTGTCAGGATGTAGTCATACCCTTCAGCTACCAACTCTTTGTTATAGGTTGGTGGTGACAGCATGACCTGATCTTTCTTCAGGTGCTCAAAGTACAGAGGTTTAGTTACAAACACACTGGCTTTAATTGTCACCTTAGCCATAGGTTACTCCCACATCACAAAGTGAGGTACATACAGTACGTGATCAGGATAAGCAAACTGCTCTGACAGGCGGTTTAACGCCGTACAGTCATCATCAAAATGATGCACTTCAGCTTGCTTACAGAAAGCCAGCAGATGGCTGATAGTGTGCTGTTTCCACTGGCTTGGTGAACGGTTATCCTTCTGCTCACGGAAGTGATAGCGGGCATCTGGGAAACCATAGTGACCGAGTAGCTTACGGGTTTCTTCTACCAGAGAAACATCACGGTTACTGACTACACCGATCTGATATCCGGCTTTGCTGTATGCAATCGCCGTCTTTATCAGCTTGGTATTAACACGTTCAGAGGTGAAAGCACGATGCCACGGCAACCAGTTTTCATTGATACTGGGGTCATCCGGGATAAGTGTTTTACGCTTACTCGTAGAGTTCAGCGTATTATCCAGATCGAATAATGCTATTTTCATCGCTTTCTCGCTGGTAGTTTTTCATTGAGGTTGTGACGGTTGATGTATTCGCGTTTGCCTTCGTACAGTTCGGTCAGTTTGGCCTCTGCATTGGTGATACGAATATCATATGAACGGAGTACATCTTCATGTACTTTATCAACTGGTTTGCTCATTGGATGCTCGCTCTTTACGCAGTTTAATAACTGCATCACGTTCAACATTAAAGGTTACACGGGCTATGGCTAATCCCGCACCTACCCAATACCAGCCCATTGCGATGATCGCAACAATCTGACAAAAGATGATGAAATTAATGGTATAAGCACGCCAGGTAGACGTTTCATACTCAGGATCATCAGCTTTCTTTTGGTAATTTTTGTGCTGAGTCAACATTGCTAAAACGCCAACTACTAAACACAGAACACCCCAGAAATTCAGGATATGCTCTGCTTCATTGGCTAAAGGCCACTTAAACCAGCAAGTTGCTATCAGCAGACAAATTACGAATTGAAATGGTAAACCTATAAGTAAAAACTTTTTCATGGTTCCTCATTATGCCCCCGAAGGGGCATCGGTTATGCAGCCTTAGCTTTTTCCTTTCTGGCTTGTAGCTCTTTAGCCACAGCCTGACGGATTTCATCCTCGCTGAGGTTGTTATCCAGAGTGATCGGAGTAGCCCAGTTAGGCCAATACAAATCGAGGTTAGCTGGTAACGGTACACGAGGATCCGCGATCTCCGGTAAACCTTTCCAGGCCATACACTCAATGAGATTGTCATTGGCAAACTTAACAGCAGCAGGATTATTACGGATAAGCACGTAAATAGCGTCATGAATCAACGCTACAGGGATTATGTCGTTACGATAAGGCGATGCCCATACACGTTCCATAAACTCGTTTACAGCCCGGTTGGTGAGCAATCCATAGGACTGACCACTTACAGCATTGCCGAGGCTACGGCCTTCGGCCTCTGCCTCTCGCATGGTACGACTTGAACCCAGTACCGATTTAGCCAACAGAGGTGTACGGATACGTAAGCCAAAGGCTCCTGTACCATATCCATCTTTCGTGGCCTGTTCGATTTTACCTTTAACCCACTTACCTGATACTTCGTACAGCTTGTGGAAGTTAGCTTCAATACGTTTCGCTTCATCCGGTTCAAAACCACAGTTCTTCACCAGGGTAAGCCAGGTTCCCAGATATTGCAGGGCAAATGACACTGGTTTGGACTGACCACGTTCAGCCTTGAACTCTTCCTGGATACGGTTGATACCCTCAACTGTGTTTGGCAGGTGTGCAAACTTCTCCGGCCAATATGCGTAGGTACGCATTGAGTGTGGATCGTATCCATCCGTAAAGACTTTAATCTTGTTCGGATCCTGGGTGAGCAAGGCGTTAATACGGTCTTCCAGTGCGTTAAAGTCAGCCCCGGCGAATATCCATCCGTCTGGTGCAGAGAAGCACTGTTTAACCAGTTTCCCAAAGCGAGAACCTGAAGGCAGGTTTTGCAGGTTAGGGTCAGATGAGCTTAATCGCCCGGATAATGTTCCACCGAGGTTGAAACTACCGTGGAGATAGGCACGACCATTACCTTTATCAAACGCAGCTTCGAATGCCGGGATAAACGAACTGAGGATCTTGGCTACTTTGTTATAGTCCACCAGTGCTTTCATCAGAGCTTTCGCTTCTTCTGTTTTCGCATGGTTAGCCAGCTTCTCAATGACGTCAGCACCTGTAGCAGGTTGCTTCGTCTTTGTCCGTTCGATGACCGGAAGCTTCATCACGTCGTACAGCAGTATTGCTACTTGCTGGTTTGAGCCTGGGTTAAGCTGCATATGAGCAAAATGCTCAATAGGATGCTGCTTGGTTTTCAGTTTGGCATTAGCCGCTATCATCGCATTTTGTTGGATGATACGTTCGGCTGCCTTCACAGCTTTCGTTCCACGCATAAGCTGGATAGCTGCGTCCAGACCTGCTTCCAGTTGCTTCCTGACAGCTTTAACCTTCTCAGGTATAAGCGGCATACCAGACAACTCAATCTGAATGATCGTCTTCAGACTTGGCAGGAATTGTTCCTGATAAATCTTCTTCTGACCATCACGCACCATGATCGGATAATACTTCTGTTTTACATACATGGTGGACATGGTATCCACTACGTTGTATTGCAGGAGTTCCATTAATGGGATAGCCATGATGTTGTTGATATCGTCTTTCGCCCAGTTACCGGCAAACTCGTGAGCAAGCGATTTCAGCCCTAACTCGTTACCTGCGGTGCTGTTTAAAGCCAGATAAGCAATCAGCTTCGTATCGTCGATATTCCGGGTAAGTACCTCTAACCCTTCCAGCAGACCAGCGTTATCCAACGGGTCAGCCATAAACAGGTTGTAGATGAGCACCTTGATATCGTAAGCACCGTGGTGATATACCACTTTGCCTTTATACGCTTCGAAGAACTTACGGAGCTTATGACGGAAGTAAGGATTGAAGATCCTGACGTTTTCACCATCCTGCTGGATCATGTCACAACGCATCCCAATACCACCCGTTGTATCCGGGGAGAATGAGATAGTGCCTAAGCCAGCTTTAAATGGGTGAAGACTAAAGGTTTCAGTATCTATCGCTACTTCAGGCCAGGTCATGATACGTGCGAATGCAGCGTCAATTTCCCGGTCTGTGACAGGATAGTCAGCCCACTTAATGATATCTGCACCCAAAGCTTTATAAGAGCCTGAGAGCGTGCTGGTGAGCGTTTGAATGGACAGGTTTAACTTATCTTCCTGGTTTGGATTGTAAGTCAGTGCCTGGTAGTTAATACCCAGCACCACTTGCAGATCTTCATAACCCGGCAGAGCACACGGCAGTACATAGCCCAATTGGGCATCTGCTTTGGTGTTTTTGGTGAGTACCTTAAAGTAGTTCGAGTCAGCACAGTAAACGTACTTCGTCTTGAGCTTCTTAAGGGCAGGTAACAGGGACTTCAGCAGATAGTCTTTGCAGTGACCTACTGGAGCTTTGTTGTTGGGTTGATAATCCAGAGTGAATACAACAATGTTTTCTTTGTTGTATCCAGTCATGTGCATAGGATCCACATAGAAGCGTTCTATCGAGGATGGCAGTAACGCTGCCTCCTTGATGAGGATCGCTGTCTCGTATGTTTCCCGCGTAGCATAGATGATATGCCTCATGTAAATCCGACCTCTCTCGTGGATAAACATTGAAAAGGCCACCCGAAGGTGGCCTGGGGTACAGCAGTTTACAGCTTACTTCGTCAGCTTTTCAATCAGAGCTACATCAGTGTCACTGACGCCGAGAGCAGCCCAAGACTTCTTAGCCTGTTTTTTCGCAATCAGGATTTGATCGATATTTGCTTCAATCCCGTTTTTGATTGCATCGTGGATGATTGCACGAGGAGATTTACCTTTCACCGGGGTGGTTAACGACTGTGCTTTAGGCTGTTTTTTAACTACTGGTTTAACGTCTTCAAAGCCAGAGACTTTATTTACCTTAACGGTAGTCTCAGCGGCCTTAGCCGTTTCTTCTTCGATCAGCTTAACAGCAGCATCGTCGATACCCAGTGCAGACCAACCCTTTTTGGATGCCTTTTTAAAGGCTACCAGGGTTTCCAGACGCGCAGCAGAAGGCTGAGTACGGTACTCTGCCCACAGACGCTGTGCAGTCTGTGCTTTGGTTTCACGTTTCACTTCAGTAACCTCTTCAGGTTTAGCTGGCTCTGCTTCAGCTTTCGCTTCAGGTTCAGCCGGGCTAACCGGTTTCAGTTTGTCAGCTTCGATAGCATCAGCCACTGGTACGGTAGGATCCAAAGATGCTTCCGTATCCAGAGTTTCATGCTCAACCGCCGCAGCCGATACTTCCGGCTGTACCTGGTCTTCTGGTTTAACATTAGTATACGTAACGTTACTGCCATTGTGACCGCCCACTTCAACAAGTTGAGTGATCGGCACATGACGACCAGCGATGATATCGTTCAGCAGCTTTTTACCTTTGTCGGTACTGGAGAGAGAACCACCATTGTTAACGATGTTACGTTCTTCATTATCCAGTTCCGCCAGGATGTGATAACCACAAACACGCATTTTATTGGTGTTGTACTGTGGTACAGCAAACACATCTTCTGGACGCACTTTAGCTACTACAGTGGCATCACCACTGAATTGGCGTAAGTACGATAGGGAAGCTACATGTAGACCGTTGGAACAGTCTTGACGACGGCTTGGATCAACCAGACCCGGCTTCATGAATACATAAGAGCCAACTTGCTGTTTGATTTTGCCGGAGTGAACATCGGTAAATAGACCTTTGTTCTGGCGGTTCAGACGCTTGTAAATGATGATACAACCATCATCTGCAATTGGCAGATCGCCATTTTCGATGAACTTCATCAGGTCTTCTACCGAGTGACCACGCTGGTCAATGATAGCTGACAGACGTTCCACGAAGTTCGTGAAACCAGTGTAATTCTGGAGCTTCGATGCAGCCTTAAGCTGGTGACCGAGTTTGTGTGCATCCGGGATGATTGCACCAGTTTCGGTATGTACCGCAACAATGGTTTCATCATCCTTCATCGGAGCATGGAACTCAGGATCGCTGGTGTCCTTAGCATTGCCCATCAGTTGCTGCATACGCTCATGCGCAGCTTCAACTTTCTGGTCATTACTGAGAGCAAACAGCTTCTCACCCGGCACACTTGGTTTAATCTCCACGTATGCACCTGCACGATTTAGAAGCATGGCAGCTACGCTGGCAGACTCTTCATCGGCATTGGTGAGTACCAGGATCGGTTGAGGAGACTCAACCAGATCTTTAGCTTCACGTAAGCCCAAGCCAGTGATTTCACGTACTGCTTTAATGACTGCAACTTTGTTGTAGTCTTTCGGCAGCTTTTCGATGAAGACAGACTGAGGCGGTTTAGCTGGAGTATCCAGAGGAATTTCTGGTTCACTGGTTTCCCAGGATTCATCGCCCATTTCTTCGATTGCAGCATTAACATCAACTACTGGTGCTACATCAACCGGAGCTTTCCACGGTAGTTTACCGATTTCCAGCGGGCTGATATGAGCAGCACTTTCATCGACCTTATCAGGCGATTCAGTGTTAACCAGGTTGCTGAGGAATTTCTTCGCTACACGGAAGAATTTGATAACACCACCAGTACCTTTCTCAGCGTCTTCGAATTCTTCACGACGTGCAAAGATAGGGGTGATATCAACTTCAACTGGTAGAGGGGGATTTAAAGAGAGAGGCCCACGGGCCTTCTCTACGATAAGGGGCAGACGAGCATCCCCTTGTGGGATAGTGACGGTGGAACCGTCCTCTTTATAGAGAACAGCCACCTTGCTATCTACTGACAGAGCAATGATAGTGATCAGTTGTTGTTTCATGGTTTATTTCCGTTTTTTGAGCGCGCTTAAAACGAGGGATTTCAGAGCAGGAATACGCTCTGGGTATTGATCAATCCAGTCAAGCAGACTGTTGTTACGCATGTTTAGCTGACGCAACATTGGGTCGTCTTTCAGGATTGCCAATTTCTTGATGAATGCCGGAGCTTCAAAATGTAAGTCCAGAATGGCTTGTACAGCATCCTGTTCCACCGGATCATCGATAGTAGCCAGCAGAGTTCCTGGATAGGATCTTGCACGCTCGCGTGCTCGTTCCAGTTCAGGGATGAACTTAAGTTTGTCCAAACCAGGTAAGGTAATACCCAATGTACGGAACAGCTTAAGATCGCTTGAAGTAACATCAAACACTTCGCTGATTGATGGTTGGCGTTGTTTGGTAACGTACCGGGCATACGCTTTGGTCTTCAGCTTAGCAATCAGCTTAGGAGCAAAGTAAGTGTCCACAGAAACAGCACCACGGTTTTCAGCCATACGGCGTTCAATACCGTTACGCACTACCACACCGAATTGCATTTCTTCGTCAGTCAGATCCGCGATGTGAACGAAACGCCCCAGAGTGTCTTTACGGAACTCATCCAGTTCTACATAGAACAGGGGAGAATCCGTTACGTAAGTAAGGTTTTCGGCTACAGCAATTTCACCGATTTCCATCTTACGTTTACGACGTGGGGTGTAGAAGTTCACCAGAGTAGCCAGCATGTTTTTGATCTGTGGTTTATCTTCCTTCACCTTCTTGGGTTTAGTGCGGGCAGCAAGCAAAGCTTCCTGTGCAACTGAATCCCATGAATGGTTCTGGCTTAGATCCACTACAGAATACCCGGCATCTTCGAATGCCTTAACATAGTTGGCAATCTCTTTACGCTTTTTCGGATCTACACGATATACCCAGGCCAGGTCAGTATGACCAATGTTAGGGCAATCGTTGATGCTTTTGGCTACGCCTGCCAGACGGGTGGTGATAAATACGTAAACCTTTTTATCCACCATTTCCTTCAGACGTTTGAAGTCTTCGCCATTACCCATTGAATGGCAGAAGTCGTCTTTAGTCACCTTACGATCATTCCAGTAATTCTGGAAACTGAGGCGTAAGTTATTAGGGTGCATATCGGGGTTAGCAGTAAAGACTTTACCCATAGGCCGCATCACGTAGTGATTGAAGAATTGCAGCAGAGTTTCCCGGCGATTAGCACGACGTTTGTAGTTCTCAATGAACATCAAACGCAGCTTGTGATAACGCTTAGTTGCTGACTGGTTTTCAAACTGATATTTAAGTTTGAAACCCCGGTTTTCTGCGTGATACAGGAAACGCTGATACTTAGCGAGGAATCCACTACCCAGCTTTGAGCGAAGATACTTACGCACCGCATGGGGCTGAATAGCACATGCACCATCGTGACGGGAAGTTAGAGTAGTCTCATTGCTGAATTCCATATAATTAGCTGTTTCCAGCTTATGGATCGCATGTTTAATGCTATCTGGAATCTGCTCAATTAGGTCTTCTTCGATACGCTTAACCAGTGCCGTCAGAAGGTCTACAAGACCATCTTCCGTCATCTTATGCGATGATAAGGCTTCACGGCTCGGAGTTAATGCCAGGCTTCCTGGTGCGGCTTGAACGACCATACGACGGAAACCTACCATATCCATAAAGTCTTCCAGTACGTCAGCTACTTTGTCCGTTTTTGGGTTACGCAGCATCGGATAGATAACAGCACCATAACGAACAAAGATTGAGTGGTCACCCATGTAACCACGCCACCAACTTGTGGAGTCCACGTTATACGAACCCGGTTCATCCGACATTTCCAGCACAGGCATTGGATACGGCCCTTCACCGATGATCTCGTTTTCGAAGGTCGCATTCATTGCACCGTGACAGACAATGGCTTTAACGTAGTCAACTGCTTCAGCCATTTTGTCTTCAGGGATCGGGATTAACAGAGTTAAACCAGAGCGTTCAGTTGGCATGGTAGCCACTGGCAGAATACCGGGCAGACCATCGTTTTCCACACATGATTTAGGCATGTTGTAGATGGTCTTGATACCGTCACACTCAGAGATGACACGGAAGCTATCAGCCAAAGCCCACGGAGCTTTACTACCCAGACCAAAGCCACCAGTAACGGCGTCATTGTCTTTTTTAGTGGATTGACCGTATACACCGTATACGTCTTTCATTTTCTCTGCCGGAATACCCAGACCGCTATCCTGAATCATCAGGTTGCCGTCTTTGGTGATTTTAATCACCAGTGGTTGATCAGTAGTACCGGCTTCGATGTTAGCATCCCACGCGTTACATAACGGTTCACGGATAGCTGCTAACATCTGGTTTGAATACAGGTTAGTGGTCAGCATCATAATGAGTGACATATCACCAGTGATGGATACAGCTTGCGGTGCAGCTACGGCACCCAGCGTTGCAGACGAGCCATGATCGAGAGTTGCGACTTGCATTTGAATTCCTCAAGTAAGATTTACAAAGACTTTTAAAAGAAAAAGCCAGAATAAATCTGGCTTATTTGATTAGGCTTTTGGCAGTTTGCTTGCCATAGCTTGTAGGACGAAGACAGCCATATCTGATGCCTGGTCATCACTAACCGGGTCATTACCATGCCCCAATTGGATATGACCGTCATCATCCCACTCATCCAGCATACGCTGAACTTCGGCCAGGCCAGCTTGAACCATTTCAGGGGTAGGCTGAGTCCACAGACGTGCCTTTTCTTCCAACTCGGCAATACGAGTTGTCAGCGCCAGCATAGCGACCTGTGGCATACCTTCCAGCTTCAGCGATTGCTTCACTTCAGTACCGTCAGGTTGCTTAATAAGCACCGTCCAGGTTTTGTCTTTGTTGTAACTTACGTTAACTACAGTTTGTTCGCTCATTGGATAATTCCCAACAGGTTACGAGTGATACGCTGTGCGATCTTGTCCAGATTGACTGCGTGTTTCTCTTTAAATTCACTTACCACTTTTTCCGATAACGGTTCAAATGGTGGTTTGATCTCCCGGCTGATTTGCATGTTATGCAGTGCCTCATGCAGCTTTACAGGGAGTAATTGATACAACTGGCTTGTAGTCTCACAACGTGAGCAAGCAGCTACTAAGGCTGTATGTGCATACGCTTGTTCCTCGGTGAGGATCTTGCGTCTGCGAGCCATAATAGCGTGCATAGCTGGATAGAGTTCTTTAACTAGTGTTTGAGGAAAACGGATTTCAGCATTTTCATACTCGAAAGTCTCGTTCCCGAAACGAAATGTCAGCATCGTTGACTGTCTGGCTTCACGATTCTGTATGGCGATATTAAATATCTCCTGATCGAAATGATCTATAGATTTAGCGTAAAGCCAGTTGAGACAGTAAGTGACGATTCGCTGAACATCCCTTGGGGAGTAGTCCTTAATCATCAGTAAAAGTCTCCAGTGAGGAATAACTGTTTACGAGCACGGCTACAGGCGACGTATAACATACGCATACGCTGTTCTGGGTCTGGGCAGTACCCAAGGTCAGCCAGATCAATGAAAACGCGTCTGAACGTGGATCCCTGGGCTTTATAGACCGTCTGGCTATAAATAGGCCGTAGGTCAATCCAGGTATTCTTTACCGTCTTAAAGCGTTCTCTGGCTATATGCTCATCGTGCTCATTTTCGGCACGTTCCATTAAGCGGAAGTACCGACGTTGTATACGCACAATGGCATTGTGATCATCAGGCAGGAAGAACTTACGTTTATCCTGCCCGTCCAGATATACCCAATAACCTGGTACATCCAGTTCTACTGCTGGTTCCATTGCATCAATGAACACCATGCGATCAGTACCAATACTGCCACTGGCTTTAGTACCGGATACGAAATGGTTATTGACTGCATAGTCACCAGCCCGGAAGTTCCGGGAACCCTGGATATGCTCGTACAGCCCTTTGTTGTACTGCTGCACCCGTTTATTACGATAAGCCAGAAACTTACTGGTGCTGTACGACCAATCGTTTGAACTCATGTCAGATAACATCAGACGGTCAAACTGCGGGCGTGGAAGCCAGATGATGTGCTTACCATCAATGGGACATTTTGGAATTCGGTAGTCACCAGCCAGAATCAGTTCACGTAGCTTAACAGCCAGTTCATGAATTGGCGTTGATTCGTCGAAGCGTTCCACTTTAGTGAGCACAGCACGGCGATATGTACCGTTATCAAATACAGGCATCCGTTTGGAGCCAGCACTTTTAAGCTGAGCAGGATCGCCCATGAAGATAACTTTGGTTTCACCAGGAGTTACTTTAGCCTCAATGTAGGCCATCAGTTCCTCGTCGATATAGCTGGCTTCATCAATGAATACCAACATCTTGCCGAGTCGTAGGTTAGGATCTGAGTCAGTCAGTTCATCCTTCATAGTGACAGGGTTCTCTGCCATGATCAGACGCAGGAAGCTGTGGATGGTTGGTACATCCTGAACAACTTCCCCCGGCCCACCCAATGCAAAGCGTAGAGCTTCACAGGCTTTGTTTGTGGTGGCAGTGAATGCCACCTTTAATTCGGTCTTACCTTTGAAGCCCAGCAGTGCCCTGGTTTTGTGGTATTCATGGAGAGTCTTTACGATATGCTTTGCAACCGTAGTTTTACCCGTACCACCAGCACCATCAATAACCATAAAGGTTTCTGCTGAGCTTCCGAGGAAGCCGTGGACTTGCTTAATACAAGCCTTCTGCCCCTCGTTTAATACAATTTCATCAGACATGATTCCTCCGCAGAGGATCACTCCCCTGGCATTTCGAAATGCACTACCTGCCCCCAAGGTGGCTGGAATGCTTTGTTATGGTAAACGCACCAGATTACAGGCTTACCTGGATTTGGGATGTGGTGAGTATTCACATAACCATCCGTCAGCACAATAAGTGCCTGTGAGTTTGCCTTAGCAAATGCTTCGATGGATTCGTCTACACGAGTACCACCACCGCCCTGCATTTCCAGTTTAAGCAAGTCACGCATGTTACGTACCTTGTCACGACTACGCATGACATGATCGAACTGCATGACGTTTACATACTCTGGCTTGAAGCGTTTGAGTACATGGTAAGTTTCACTGACAAAATAGTTAAAAATCTTGTCGGTGATAGAGCCGGAGGTATCCCAGGCGAAATCAATCGGCCCCAGGGCAGGCGATAACATAGAAGGCAGGTAAATATCCTGGCTTATGTAACGACGGTTTGGACGCGCCCAGGTGAAGTCATTCTTCTGCATTGCATTGAAGAAACGCTGCAATACACGCTGCCATGGAATGACAGGTTTAGTCAGCCGGTCAATAATACGTTGCAGATCTGGGCCAATTTCCCCTGGCATCTCACCAGACATTTCAGCGAGAGTTTTACCACGCATTACAAGATCTTCAGCTTGTTGCTTGATCTCTTCACGCTTTTTCTGATCGTTTACTGGTGGCTCTTTGAGGTCGCGCAGTTGCTTGCCACCTAACTGATTACCACCAGATCCCCCACCACCATTCTGTTTATCTTTCTCTTCGAGAAGACGATAAACCTGAAGGGTAGACATGTTCCGATACTGCACATCGTGCAATCCTCCGGCAGGCATTTTCAAGCCAGCACGGATGAGAATGTCGTTAATGACATAATCACAGGCATCATTCCAGCGTTCTGGATCCATACCAGCAGAGCGTGAAGTACAGTGTTCTAAAGCGATGTGTAATCCTTCATGGGCTACCAGAAATTCACGTTCATCTTTGGTAAGCTTCTCGAAGAACTCCGGGTTGTAATAACAGTTGAGTCCATCGGTATAGGCAGTTTCTGCTTTGGTATCGATGGAGTGTTTAACGCCCAGAATGATTGAGCTGTAAAATACAAACTCATCCTTTGCCAGGAGTCCAATTCGGGCTTTCGACAGTAGTTTTTGGAAGTCCATCAGAGTTACCTTTTAATAACTGAATGGTTTTAATTTTACGAATATAGGCTACCTGGTCTTTCCATTTAATACTGGAAGCTGTTGCCATGTATTCAGGCAGCATTGACTCAGGTAAGCCTATTTCTACATATGAAGTTAAGAGGCTTTTGATACTGGATTGCCAATCCCAGTAAAACCAGGTAACAGTGATTACATCACGTTTCATTTTCTGGTTTTTATACAAAGCTGTAGCATGGGGTATTAACCCTTTGCATAGCTCTGTAGACACATTAGGCCGGGATGGTTTTATACTACGAGTCAGGAAATAAAGGTCATCACCTACTCGAACATCACTACGGAATTCGTTAGGTTCTGTCAGCTTGTCGGCAATCACCTTTGCATCCTCATAGAATGCTAAAGGAATCAGTATGTGAACTGTTTCTGCCTTTTCAAACTGGGATAGCCACGATTGCTCGTACATATCCTTATACTTCTGTTCGGTAGGTATTAACCCTTGGGGGTTAAGCCACGGCTGCTTAGTAAACATACTGGTTTCCTTACTTACGCTACGTTTTCGCCAAACATGTCCAGCATGTGGGCTACCAGTTCTGCTGGTGGCAGATCATTGCCTTGAGGCAGTTCGAAGCCAAGCTTCTTACCACGCCCTACGACAATGTATTTCTGCGGCTGATCAACATTTACCCAGAGGGTAATATCACCAGAGGTGGCAGTAACTTTCCAGCGGGGCTTGGCAGTCTCTACTTGATCTACAACCGACTCAGCAGCCTGAGTCAGGCCAGCGCCAAACAAGGCGAATAGCAGGGCATCGATAGCATCGTCAGAGAATTTACCCTGTTCAGGGATTTCTGGCGTTACATATGCTGGTTTGTTGTCATTAGACAAAGAATACTGCAAAGCAGTTTCTTCGCTTTCTGGTTTGGCTGGGTCAACTTTCATTTCCCCAACAGATCCAGATACTACAGGCTCAGCCAGTACGCTTACAGCATCCAGGATGTTGCTAACGTCGCTACGGGAGATCAGGCCATCGTTAGTGTGCATGTACACACTGATCATATGGCGAACCAGTTCTTTTAATTCGCAAGGCAGTTTGCTGTATTGCATGAATACTCCGATTAAAAAGTGGGGCCGAAGCCCCAGGGTTTAGTTCCAGATTTCGGAAGAATATTTATTGATCCATTCTTCCATGCACTCTTCATCCATGAGGTCAGGATGACGACCGAGGATTTGACGCAGGGTAATGATCTGGTATTCCATATCCATTCGTTCAGCATACTGAATGAAGGCAGGCAGATTCTTTTTGGTTGCGTGCTGAGACAACGAGCCAGCCATTGCAAAGCACAGGGATGGGTTATTAGTCGGGCATTTCGCCGTTATCGGGTTGGCAACGATATCGGAGATTTTAGCGATCTCGTCATACAGCTTAACAAAGCTGATGAACTCATTCGCAGCAGCCTGACCGATAGTACCAGCAACCAGTGGCAGATCGTCACGAGTGACAGTCTCACCGTTAATCAGCTTTGACAAGAACATCAAAGTACGTGGTGAGGAGTACGTCAGATCATCGTGGTTCGGATCGAACTTATACAGATACTCTGGTTTAAATTCGAGGAACGCAGCGATACGGTAGTCCAGACCATGCTTCAGAGCATAAGCCAGAAACGATTTGAGTTCTGGTTTAACCTTGAAGTTGATCATACGTGACTGCAACGGGGTTGGCAGAGGGTTAACAATCGCACCATCGTCTTCGGTGTTACCTGCGGCAACCATGAAGGCCATTGGGTGCAGCTTGTGCTGACCTACTTCACGATCCAGGATCAGTTTAAAAGCAGCCGCCTGAACGGCAGGGACTGCTGACGGCAGTTCATCCATGAAGATGAGCCAGCCTTTATAACCTTCCGGGATCGGGGTGTCTTCAGTTGGGAATACACCGAACGGCAGATATTCTGCCAGTTGACGCCCGTTCTTCTCTGTACGGAATGGCAGACCATTAAGGTCAGCCGGGTCATACATGGACAGACGGATATCAATTACCCACAGTTTTGCTTCAGCAGCAATCTGCTTGACGATATCGGATTTACCGATAGCCGGGCTACCGTGAATCATTGGAACCAAACGCTTGTTGATAACACGTTTAACGAATGGGATTACATCAGCGATAAGGGTTTCGACAGCCATTTTAATTACACCTGTAAAAAGTATTGATGGACGAGTTGACTTACGATACGAACGCCAATGGCATTCTTCTTGTAGGCCATCTTAATTTGAGCCTGAATTTCGTTGACGATCTTCTTCTTCTGGTTTTGTTTACTAAAAGCTTTCAGATACTCCATCAGAAGATTACTTTCTGGAACGAGATCCAGGAGGGATTGAAGCGATGGACGTGTAGTGCTGAAGTGCAGAGCTACACGCCCCAGGAATTCTGTGCGTACACCCATTTCACGCATACGTTCGTGGGTAAGGTTGGCTTCACCGTTAAAAGCTCCGGCGAACACGAACAGGACATTGCTAACGGGAACTTTATCGTACTTACCGTAGTCACCGAATACACTGGCTGTATCGCTTTCCAGCATGGTCAGGAACTCATTCTGGACACCAGCAAGGGCTTCATGAGTATCACCGCCTACGCCGTTGGTAAACAGCTTGTCGAACTCATCTACGAAGATGACGATACCACCAACGTGGTTCATATTACGCAGGGGAGCTAAGGCTTTTGACAGTGAGTTGCCAGATACACCTTCTTTGGTTAAGCCAGCAGCATTGACTTCGAGTACCTCGATATCACGCTCTTTGGCTAACACTTTAATTAGATGTGACTTACCCGATCCTGATTCACCCGACAGGATGAAGTGAGGACGGATTACACCACGGGAACGATTGTACGCATCGAAGACACGGCCTAATACGCCAGCAACTTCTTCTTGTTCTGGGAGGATCATATTTATTCCTTAGAAATTGGGATGATATTCATAAACCTGGCTTGATTTAAACCAGGTTGAGGAAAGCACCTAACGGCAATCGAATGAGATTGAGAGTTTCTGGTTTCCGGTCTGGGCAAAACGCCCATAGAAACCAGTGTATTTGCCAGTACCTTTGGAGTACATGACACCATTCTTCCAGCCTGTCATAGCAGAGCTTTTATTGGCTGTAAGCGTAGGTGAGATATCAACTACCTTACCGTCACGGTTGATCACCGAGAACGTGCTACCGTAGTCACGGACAAAGGCTACGCCCAGGTACTGAGTTGGTTTCCCGTCCTCATCATACTGGGCTTGGCACCAGAGTTCGTTCATAGTTGTAGCAGGTACAGTCGATACTTGAGTTACCGGGGCAGGTGTATTAACTACACACCCGGAAAGCAAGGTAAGTGCAGCTACTACCAGAAGGGAACGGATCATAGTACGGTGTTCTCCAGTTCGCCTATGTTAGTTTCTACCCCATGACCGTAATAACCGTTATGGGCATTGAATATATGCAGGAACAGTTCATTACCTTCTGCATTACGCAGGGTAAAGATAACCATACCCCCATCGTCTAACGCAGTGTCCTCTTCCGGGGTTACCTCAGTAACAGCCCCCGGCACAAAGTCAAAGCCTTCGACGCTGAAGCCACGATCACCTTCGTTATCACTACCAGTGTTGTAGTCTTCTTTTTTATCAGAAATGAACCAGCCAGCATGCTCACAGCAGTCTTGTCCAATGTCATAACCGATGAAGCGATCCAGTGAGTCAATGAAATTGACTTTATCGCCTTCTACTTTAATCAGCATTTTTCAAATTCCTTAATCCAGGGATTGTGTACGATTTGGCGATGTACTCACCAATATAAAAAGCATTACGAATTTCACTTTCGATCATTCGTACCTTTGAACCCGCATCGGTTAGCACCGTATAGCAAGGCTCTGGTTTGAAGTCGGCAATGCTCATTGTGGTTCCGATTTTGGTAATGAAAGCATTACCCAATCGACGACCATCTTTTGTGCATAGCTGACGGTGCAATTCCAGAGTTCCAGAGGGATCATAACGTTCAGCCCAGTCAGGCAGGACTTCACGTTTAAACTGCTCGTCGTATTCTTCGCCTGTCATGAAGCCTCCTTTAGAGCTTTGTCACGACGACGGCAATTCTCTTTCTGGCTTACCAGTTCGAGATGTTCAGGGTTACAGCACAAGCGATTACGGCACTTGTGGTCTACCTGTTTATTGCCAGGGATATAACCAAAATAATGAGTAGCCATCACAATGTGAGTAGCACACGTTTGAGAGTTTATGCTGATACGCCCATAACCTCCGCCTCGTCCTTCGCCCGAAGTGGGGCCAGTCCATACGTGGCATGGGGATACAACACCATTAACTCGGTAACCGCAGTCACGAATATCTACACGTTGCATGATACGATTGCAGATCTCCTGACGACGATCAGGATGGGGATGGTTCTTACTGGGTGACATTACTTAACCCCTAATAATTTAGCCATTTTAGCTTTATTGAGGGCAGTAATAAGCCCGTCCAGTTCTTCCTCAAATAGAACCAGTTCAATACCCTGTTCAGAGTACATAGAAGAATGCCCTGAATAGTTCTGAGTTGTGATTCTAATACGGTACGCCAAGCCAGGCATGAGCTTTACAGGCTCAATAGTGACTGTCTTTGTCGCGTTGCGATGAGGATGTTCAATTACATGTTCCATAGTTTTCTCCGCTTACTCACGAAGTGGTGAGATCAGCAAGCCACATAGTGGCCGGAGGCCACTACCAATCGACAGGAATCTTCAATACCTGGTTTGGGTAAATGAGATCTGGGGGTTCCACATCATTCATTTCAGCCAGAATCTTCCAGTTCTCTCCGATACCTGTGTAGGTTTCTGCAATTGAATAAAGGCTGTCACCCGGTTTAACAATGTAAATGTTAACCAGACGGCCTTCCTTTTTGAGTTCACTCAATAAAGTGTTGTGGTACATCATTACTAGTGAGTGAATAGTGTTCGGGTCATACGGATACGTATGCTGTTTGATTTCGGACATTGCCTCATTGAGGTTATTCGCTGTCCTGAACATCGGAACCGGGATCGGTTGGATCTTTGAATTCATCTGAATATACCGCATTAGTCAGACGACGTAGCAGGGCAATACGTTGAGCCTGCGTCATGTCTTGAATTTGTGAGTCGATATCCAGAGCACGTTCGAGTTGCTCTGGGGAGTAGATTTCTTTGTCGTGCAGAATGTCCAGCATGGTATGCCCGGACTTCTTCACGTACTGGCTTATAAAGCCCCAGAAGGCTGGCGTAGGCAAGCCGTTAGGCGTGAAGAAGCCAGCCATCACACGACCTTCTAAACCAGCGTAATCTTGTTTTGGTATTTCTACCCTCATGCCGGTACGTTGTTGTAGCAGGTACGTGTTGAATACGTCCTCATGCAGACGTAAACCCATCTGTAATGGGCTTTCCTGTTGACGGAGGGTATCAGTACGGTTGCACTGACGTTCTAACGCTGTTTGACGAATCAGGCGTACCGAGGCCACCCGTAAGCCGTACATACGGGCTACTTGATATTCTGAGTAGCGTTTCAACGCATTTAATACTGCGTCTTCAGTTGCTTTTTCAAAATGGTGCATCTTATGTTCCTTGTGGGATAAACCAGCAAATGACTGCAATAGCTGCCCAGAAGACACCCCACAGCACACAGAGCACTGCGTTACGACGGATGTGTCTTCCATACCTGGCTTGAGCCTGGGAAGTGAATTGCCAGTAGTAACGGCGGTAGTCTTCCCAGTAATCCGCTGCATTCAGGAAGCAGAGGAAAGCCAGTACAGCTAATACGTAAGTAAAGATTTTGTAGTCCATTGCTACCTCACGATCAGATGAGCCAATACAGCAACGATTAAGCAGATGATGCACCGGGCAAGAAGAACCTTCCTGGCCTGTGTAATCTGCTTAATTCGTAAGTTTAGCCCAATGAATTCTATGGGGTGAGTAGCATGTTTTAGCAGGAATTTGGTGTGTTTAATCGCACCAGATCCGAGTGTCCAGCCGAGTCCGAACCAGACAGCACCGACCATAGCAATGAAGGTTATTGCATTCATTTTTAGCCTATAGATAAGTGGATTTAGGGTTTAGGGTGGGTATAGCCAAAAGTGTCGATTTTTGACTGTCTAGCATATAGGTATAAAACTTCTATAGAAGTTCTAGAACTATGTACATGACTGTCTTAGAAGTCTCTGAAGTATAAAAAATAGGCTATCCCAGTGAGTAGGATAGCCCTTCAGAAAAGAGAAAATTAAGTTATACAGACGCGAAAGCGTCAACTCACTCAACGCACGGAGTGCGTCACTTAAGATAAAGCGTAATACGTTGGGTTCTGTCAAAGTCAAAGTAGGATGCTTTAGCTTCAGTTACACCATATTCTTTAAAGTCAATTACATGTGTAGCATCTTCCAGTAAGGTTCCCTTAAGTTTTATTACTTTCACACCTAAGAGCTTCTTAGTCATGAAGTGATCGTACATCTCTTTTGTTGTGTAAACAGAGGTCATTCTATCCCGGAAGACCTGGTAGCCTTCGAATGCAGCCATAATTACTCCTGGTAGAGTTTCACTACCCGGTCATCACCATCAGCGTATACAGCTACACCGACTACGCCCAGCGTAGGTAGGTGAACAGGCATACCTTCAGTTTTAATCACGTCAGGCGTAAGCCTAAGCTCAACCTCCGGCATACCTGATAACAGACTGGCTTTCATAGTTGAAACCAGTGATTTAGGTACAGTCATTCTGCCTACCGGATGGACTACTCCGTCCTTTGTGTAAGGCAGCGAATGCAGTAGTTTCATATTTATTTTCCGTGGTTTGGATGGTAGTTGTGATCGATCATTGCCTGCTCACGCATGGCAACGGCTTCCTCGAAAGTGTCAGCGTAACCAATATGCTTATTGGAGATCTTCACCTTCCATTTGTTGGCATGAGGTTGCCAGGAGACACCCATACAGCCATTGGTGTTAGTGCTTCGCAGCTTCTGGTTCTTGTTGTTAGCAACATGATCCGAAGCCACCAGATTGTTAGGGCGGTTGTTCTGACGATTACGATCATCATGGTCTATCTCTACCGGTTCCCAACCATGCAGCATCTTGAAGATGATGCGGTGGGTAACGTAGATAGAGTCATCAATTGTGCCAACGAGATACTCGTTTTTCATAGGCCGATTGAAGGCTTCTTTACCCGCATAGCGGGTATTCCAGCTTAGGGCATGACGACGTGACGGAAACTCTTCAATGGCTCGCTCACGCCAATACAGCTTTCCTGTTTCAGGCTCGTAGCGTAGGCGTTTGAGTAAATAATCTTGAGGTGGGAGAGGCTTACGTTTCATTGTGATCCTAATGAAATAGCCACTCCCGAAGGAGTGGCGTATTGTTAACTTAATGCGTAATTGCTATTACGGATTTTGTCCCCTAAGTTAGGGCTGAGCTTTTCATACTTACCATCTGTAATGCCATACAGTTGGCAAAGCAGCATCTCAAGCATATCAGAATCTGCCATATCTGCCATAATAGATTTGTACCAGTAACGAGTGAGGTCACAGTTATTGGCATGAGCACCGAAGGCATCATGAACAGTCAGAATAGGGAATGGCTTGTAAGACAGCATATCGTTAACGATAGACAGCAGCTTATGTACCATCCACTTAGGCAGACACATCACGTTATCCCAACGCAGCAACGGCAGGAGCGCCACATCAGCGATGTGAGAGCGAATACACAGTGGTAGCAGTTCACTGAGTTCATCAGTGCAGGCCATCTGCTTATTACCGCAGGAATAGCCCAGAGCAGCCATACGCAGGACTTCCTGAGCGTTACGTACAACCACTGGATCGTAGTTGCAACGACGCTCAATACCACGCAGTAGATACGCATCACAGAAGTGAATGGTATTCGCTACGTTAGCACGTCCACGCTCTGTACCCTCGTTCACACGATATTGCAGCGTAAACGTTGCATGGTCGAGTTCGTCCACTTCAATTCTGGTTTCCTTGGTTTCCATTACCTTGATGACGGCTGTAAAGCCATCAGGAGCCACCAGACGGTGTTCCAGGGCAAATGGACGCCATGATTCCAGAAGCTCATCCATGAGCTTGAATGCGCCCGGAGCGATGGTCATAGCTGCATCGTAGAACACATCCAGCATTTCACCTTCACCGAATACCTTCTTAGGCACAGCTTTAGAGCCATAGCCTGAAGTCATTACGGCTTGTTTAACATCACCGCGAGGAACAGTGATACTTGCTAACCCTTTGGTTTGCAGAATCTTGTTCATCTCGCCAGTGGTGTTGCTGTACGCATCCATACGCTGGTTTGGGTCAATCATGCCAGTGTTGTACGCACCAGCTTCACAGCCAGTGAGTGCAGACATAATCTGGATACCAGAGCAGCAGGCATCGAAGTGAACTACGTGGCCTACAGCCTCACCATGCTGAGCACGGCGAAGGGTCATAACAGCTTTCTTGAACAGCACTGGTTCATCGGCATCATCTTCCAATGTTTCCAGGTTATCGATATGGTCATACACCCACTGAATGCGGGTGTTGAACAGTTCTTTATCCAGCCCATAATGGTTGGCTACGTCGATGCAGAGATATTCCCAGCCGGAGAATCTCTGGAAGCCAGTACCGAAATTGATAGTATGTTGCATAAGTTATTCCTCTCATTTTCTGAATTGTGCAGGGACACCTGTTACTTGCTCTTGATCGGCAAAGTTAATCATCGCTTTCTTGAAGCTGGTTCCCTGTGGGGTGATGTGGTAGCCACAGGCGTACATGCGCCCACGTTTGTCTACCTTGTTGCTGATGTAGAACCTGTTACCCTGGTTTACCATCAGGCTATAGAAGTAGTACGACTGCTCTTTGTAACGCGCCCAGTTTTGCTTCTGTTTGCGTACCATATCGGCTATCTGCCAGTCACTGAGATCCTCGTCAGAGTCAATAACATCGAGATCGTGAGTTGGTTCTTCCTCCACTGTGCAAAGGAATTGCACGTCCAGGGAGAGAGGAACACGATTGCGTGAATTAAGTACATCAAGGCAGATGTTTCCGTCATGATGGTTAAATCCTCCACCCAGAATCAGGCTATCTGATTCGTGCGTGTAATAAGCGGTTGAACGGTTATTTACCAGTTCACGAGGTTCACAAACCAGTGGTGGTAAATAGCATGAGTATGCAATGAAATTGCTTAATCTCTCATCAAAGGTGATGTTCGATTTGATATACAGACTGGCTTTAGGATGTGGTTTGCTGATGTCATAAACATCAGTTTCACAGAGCACAGCCAGCACTTCGGCAATGGTCTGAATGCTGTCACGCTTATTGTCAAAGCCGATACGTGAAGCCAGTTGACCTATGACGTTGACCAGTGGTGTTTCCTCCTGTACGTAGCACACGCCTACGAATATCTCGACAACGAGCTTCTCTAAGTCCAGTTGTCTTAAGTGACTGATACGGACAGCTTTGCTGTCATAGAACTGCTGATCCATCCATTGATTCAATAGCTCTACGCCCTGTGCTACTTCAGGCCAGAGGTTTTCCTGGCCTTCGAAGAGTTCTGCACGGATATAGCCATCGATATGACGACGGTTAAATTGCCTTTCATTGATGAGTTGCAATTCTTCCTTAGCGAGCCAACGGTGCATTACTTTCTCCTTACTGGTTTGAATTGGACAATAAAAAAGCCAACCCGAAGGTTGGCTTAATTGGATTATTCGATGCCCAGATCGACGAATTCGCCTTCTTTGTGAGCTTCGCCAAAGGTCAGCTCAATACGGCCAACCAGGTCTTGCAGCTTCTCTGGATTTGAACGAATCAGAGCCAGAATCGCGCCTTCAACCGGGTGGTTTTCACGCAGAGCAATACCAGAGCCGCCCAGACGTTTACGGGAACCGTCACGGGTCAGAATGTTGATGTTCAGGTAGCCGCCAACTTTGTTCTTAGCAGCGTTGTCAGCAGAAGTGTTGTTTGCAGCAGGAGTGCGAGTGAAAGCCATGATATATACCTCTTAAAGATGAGTAGATGATTGATAACAGAATGTGGGCTTAACATGCCCTTAATTGCACATAACGCGCTATGCGCGTTTCTAACAGATGATTAAGCAGCTAACACGGTCGCGCCATGCAGCATATTGCAGAGGACAGCCGTTGACCTCCTCACTGAACGCAGAGAGGTCTTCGAATGCTTCACGCCCCAGAATAGAGGCAGCGACTTCAACCTGAGTCTCTAAAGCCAGGTCGGACATAATTAATTGGGACATGCCTTTGTGGAACAGGAACAATGCCAGATCACGCATTTCTCCATCCATCCACGCACGCTTACACCAGCGCAGATTAGTCTGAGCATGATCAATATTCATAGTTGGCATACAACAATCCTTAGAGTTGAACCCTGGCTTCAGCAGCCCTGAAACCAGAGTATTATTAGTCATTGAACGTGCTATGCACGTTTACCAAACATGGTAATTTAAAACGATACGAAAGGTAGGATGTATACCTAATAGCAGTTTAGTTTTTATTTTATTTAGTTCTCCAGGTGGGATACTAAATCTAAACTGATGTGTACCTCTTATATAACCATCAGAGAAATCCTCACGATTCCAACGATATATAGTTATATCTCCGAATACAGCACCGTTATCATTAGTGATAACAGAATCATCGAACTCGATGGAGTAAGCTATATCTTTACGCTTATGTTCGATTATAGCCATTAGCTAATACCTTTGATTGTTGCCTCCGTTTTAACATAGGGATATTTACCCTGAAGCATTTGCTTGGTTAAACGGACACTGAGCATGATAGTTTTACACTTAATACCGGGTATACCTACACGGAGCATAATCTCTCCTACGAGTCCGCCCGGCCCCAATTCGAACATACGAATATCAATAATGATATCACCTGTCCATGTGAAATTGGGTGTAAGCATCACACGAGTTTTAAGGTTTTCCATTACTTCAGGGGTTAGGTAGCCTACCTTATCAAATTGCTTTGTCGTAGCCTCCCAACGAAGTATTTCTGTACCGCCATCAGTCAGTGGTATATCCTGATTATCCATTCTGCTAACACTCCTGGTTTAGTTGAGTAATCGTTAGTATCCAGATAAATAGCAACTGCACGTTTACCATTTATTTCGAATACATTATTTTCCGTTCTGCCTCTTGAGTACCAGGTTGGTACTTTTACGGTGAACGACATATAGAACTCATTAGTTGAAGTTCTGGATTTAAGTAACGCTTTGGTAGCTAGTTTCTTAAGTTCAGTTTCACTGAGCTTACAAAAGTATCTACGCGGTGTTGCTTGTGAACCATTACCAACTCTCATATTGCAGCACCTCCACTATCCTTTACTGGTTTATACTCAAAGAGCCACATACGTTTCTCTTTGGTATTTGCATCATATGCAGCTTTATCAGGATTGAGCAGTTGACCACGCCAGTCTTGAGGACAAACCATGTATACCGGTTTAGGTGGATAACCACCGTCATACCAATAAATACTGGTAACCAATTCTACTGGCTCTTTATTACCAATCAGGAATAGAGTTCTGATCTTATTGAACTCTTCTTCAGTTACTTTAGCTTCAGCTATTAACTTATTACCTGACGAGTGATAACGAATAACATCACGGATTATTACCATGTTTCAATACCATTATGTTGTTGAGTTTATTGCAGTCATCAAGGATTGCATGGGTTAAAGATTTACCCCAAACTTTAGTTTTAGAAGGGTATCCTCCGGGTCAGATTGAAACGCCAGTAGGCTTCCAGATAGGAACCAGCCTTACAGAGGTCAGGATACATAAGCTGAGCTTCGATCCACAGACCATCACCAACCTTGATTTGTTTGGTTGATTTCTTATGCTGGTTTCTGAATGTAGGCAGTTTCATTTCCACATACGGAGCCTTAAGCACCTGAAGTTTAATCTTCAGATTCTTCAGTAGCTCTGGGGTCATGTGGATATACAATGCTGTAGCATTGAATGCACGTAGTCTACGTTTAGCCATTTTTACGAGCCTCTTTATACAATTCAGCCAGGTTAGGGAAATCTTTCTTCTGTTTGTCAGAACAGTAGAAATAGTGAAAGAAGCCTGGATAACTCTTAATAATTACCCAGGGATACTTAGAAGCTTTGTTCTCATTCCTAATGAGTTTGTATTCGATATCAACCATAGTTATTTACTCAAAGTAGATAAAAGCACTAAGCTCATCAGTTGTAGGACATACCCAGTGCATTACATCAGGTGCAATAGGTACATTGAGATGAACACGCATACCAGTTTCTGGGATGGTATACATACGATGAAGATCATTCGGGTATAACGCTATGCGGTCAGTCTCCATAATTAACATAGGCCACTTACCTGTATGCTTGTGCATACCCATTAATCTTCTGGTTTTTAAATTATGTATAGCACCCTCATCGAGTGTCAGGATAAATGTATATTTACCTGTTTGATAGCATAAGTTAACAGTCGTCATACCATCACCTTAAGTTGAACAGGTATGATCTCCATATCCTCCTTTATACGAGGAATGGCTGGAGTGCTAACTTCAATTCCATCGTCCCAGGTCATATGGAATTTACCTTCAAGCCAGCGAGCAAGACAATACTTGGCTCGTCTCTCTGTTTCAAACAGGCGAGGTAAACCTGTATCTTGAATATCAACACGAGTATTACCTCTGCCCTTGCCTACGCTGTCAGCAGTAGCAAGGATACGTTTAGTGGGTATATGTCTAATTACCCAATAGGTTATTTCTTTCATATAAAATCATCTGCTCCTGTATCAAAGACAGTAGGAACGAGAGTAGCTATAACAGTTATCTCTGTGCTGTCTTTACCAATAAGTTTAGAAGTCTTAAGACGCTTAAGTTCAGATGCAGGTATAGTGACAAATACACTATGTTCATCATCTAAGTTTATCTTAGCTGTTACATCAATTTTGTTAGCCATAGGCTCTGTCCAGTTGAGGAACTCATAGACAGTGTGCGGAGCACACAAAAAAGATAAGCCCCGAAGGGCTTATTTTAGAGTAACTTCGAATTCAGGCTGGAGTAGAACTGGTACGGTTAACTTACCCAGTTTAACTGCGTTATATCTGCCACCATCCTGGTAGGCTTTTATGTAAGTTATATCCAGTCCAATACGCTCATCTTCAGTTAAGCTGAAGTGTGCTTGTTCAGGGATATCTTTGAATCTCATTAGAACTCCACCTTTTTCCAGTGTACCAGGTTAATTTGACCACCACTGTGGTAGCGTCTAAACACTTTACCTGCAACCTCTTCGAGTATTGGAAGCTTAGTAGTGTCGTCTACTTTGCACTCGGTAGCCATATGGTAATACAGGTCTTCACCAATCTGGATTTCGATACGTTTAGCGTAATATCTATAGCCCAGGTGAGTTTCTACCAGACGTTGACGGATTTGGGGTTCAGCGAACTTACGCAGATGCTCCCTTTCGAGTCGCATCTCCCATCCTTCTTGTCTGGCTTTAACGATAGTTTGATGAACTGAGTCCATGCTGTGAATCATGTTAGCGATCATGGTTATGCACCTACGTACAGAGTGAGAGCAACAGCAGCCATAGCCACTGCACATTTAGCGATGCGACGGATAGTGGATTTACGGATGATCATGATTATTTCCTCGGATATTTGTTATCGATGAATGAGATTGCTGCGATGAAGATGATTGCACTGAGTACAATCAGAGGTAAGTCAGAGATAAGCATAGTTATGCACCTTAGTTATTGTTGTTTCCACTACGTGTGCTATGCACAGTAGCGAGGCATTCCATCACTGTTCTTCTGGTTATGAGACAGCAGTAAATTGCTGTCGGTTGTAGGTCTATCAGTAGACCATTGAACCTCATTCCCCATTGTCTCCACTTGGGGAATGGTATGTCTTTAAGCCCTATTGGTATACCGTCTGGGTATTCCCATATACCTGGGTTTGGTGATTTAACGTAGATATCAACCGGGCATTTATAACCCGGTATGAGCAGGTTCTTCATCTTGATATCGTTAAGGTCATAGTCGTCAATAGACCATGACCATGCACCTGATTCGTAGTAGTGCATCACTTACGGGTGACCAGACGGTCATCGTTAATGTGAATACCGATACCACCGTATATTGCGTATACAGCGTTATGTTCACCACCGTCTTCCAGTGTCTTGATTAATGCCTGACGTCCACCATACGCATATGTCTGTGCCAGGTAGAAGATAGTACCGTCAGGAAGGTCACTGAATCGCTCAATTTGAGGCGATACAGGGTTAGGTGGTGTAACTGGGTTGGTTTGAGCAGAATCGGCTGAGAACGCGATAGAGCTATCCTGTGACAGTCTGCAATACATGCAATTACAAGCAGGTGAGCATTCAGATAAGTTAGACATAGTTATATCTCCAGTAATGAATAGGAATCTCATTACATACGCTATGCGTAGATGTAACTATCTACCGTTCGTACATCTACGTACCTTCGGTACTACGATGTACTCACTGGTTATAGATAGGATACCCATACTTATATACATAGTATTTATAAGGTTATAGGTATATGTAAGGTATACATAGAGATAGTATATAGGGTAGGTATAGGTATAGAGATAGTAGTTAATAAGGTAGAGGTAGATAACAATCAAGTAGTACGTTAAGTAGTAAGTGTCTATGTATTTACTGTACCTTGCTGTCAACCCTTTTGACTAACTCATTTTTTCGATAAGTGTTATGAGTAAAATCGATAGATGAGTATCTGTATATGAATTCTGACCGTCATACCTAGCGCGAGTAAATTGCCATAAGTTTTGAACCTGCTTAGCGCACCTTACTGTCATAGGTTGATTGTGTAGTTGTGTAATTGTGTAAAAAGAATATGCCCCATCCCGAAGGATGAGGCAGAGGATTAACGATTGATGATAGACAGTGCGAACTCAGCAGTGCTACCTGACATGAGCAAGCCAACACCGAATGTAACAACAGCGATAACGAATACATCTTCAATGAATGATAACTTGCTCATGGTTTAATCCTTACTTACGTTTGGTATCGAGAGATGCAGCGAGAGCAGCAACCTGCTGGTCAAGCTCATGCTTCATTGCGTTGTAAGTCATCTGGTCTTTCATCTCGATGAGTTCACCGAAACGAGTAGCTTTGTTCTCTGCTACCTTAGCCAGTTGATTACCAGCATTAGCCAGTGAGTTCATGGCTTCAGCGGTAGTGGTTACCACTGACACAGTAGAGACAACAGCACCAGTGATTGCTGCGAAGAGAGAAGGCTTAGCTACGTTAGATACGTTAGACATTTGTATTACTCCATACATGTATGATGAGCACCATTGCTCACAGCATGGCCTATGGCCTTAAGTTTATTTGTGTAAGGAGTAAGAATTCTTTTTTCCAGGTGATGACACCGGGGGGAGTCCCAGATTTCTAACAGCCAGAGTAGTAAGTAGTGCTCTCATACCTAATTATGAAAAATTCCAAAAAGTTTTCCATAAAAATAATTAGCAGACTAACTACCTACAGTGCTTCCATACGAACTTCATTGCATAGATAAATCTGCCTATGCGAGTACGTTGATACATAGCGATAAAGTTAAAGTTAGTTACTTTAACCTCAACATCACTCTCATGGCCTAAGTCTAAAATGAATGGTGATTTGCTACGTGAGATAACTAAATCCCCTAAACCATCTACATCGACTGCCTTCATGCGTGGTCTGACTAACATAAAAATTCCTCATAAAAATTATAAAAATTGCCCAACCTTTCTGACTGTCTTACACTCTGGCTTAAAACCTATAGGGAGCCTATACCTTATGTCAAAGTTAACGATAGATGAGTTAAGGGCTGCACTGCCAGATACTGTACGTAAGTCAGTGACAGATACAGTCCTTCAGAATATTAACAAAGCAATCAGTGACCCTGCATTTTATGGGCAGTATCGTGAGAACCTGCTGACGTATGCTCATGTTATGCGTGAGGGTAAGTACAAGCTGGAAAGCTATCTGGATGCAGTACGCTATGTCAGCTATAAGCTGATGGGGCTGAACAACCAGGATGCGTATATCAAGACGTTCCCTGAGCGTTATAACTACTTCATGCAGAAGGGTACGACTGCTAAGGCTATCTCCAGTTACGTCCATGCTTACCACAATAACAAGCTGGTAGGCTTGATTATGGAACAGGCTATGATTCCTGTTCATATCCTGGGGCGTGATTACTTCTGGAAAGCTGTGCAGACACAGGCTGAGATTATGATGACTGCTACCAGCGAGAAGGTACGCAGTGATGCAGCCAACAGTCTGATGAGCCATCTTAAGCCGCCAGAAACCAAGAAGGTTGAACTGGATATCAACCACAAGGACGATGGTACGTTGGATGCTCTGCGTGCGGCTGTGGGTAACCTGGTACAAGCACAGCAGGATACTATTCGCTCTGGTGCTCAGACTGCCGGGCAGATTGCTGGTGGACGCCTTATTGAGGGTGAGAAAGCATGAATTGGTATTTAATAACCTATCAAGACTGGACTGCATACAACCAGTACGCAGCTAAAAAAGAACCCTTTGATGGTAAAGATCCCAGGGAAGCTATGAATAAAGCCAAAGAATCCTGTACCGGATCTTTTACCCTGATAGATATAAAATTAATCCAGGAAGGTGATACAGCATGAATATCACCAATGCAGAAGTGATAACCCCCAAGACAGTGGACGCGTGGCTGTCTGATGTGGACTACAGCGACGATCCGGGTTATGTGCCTTCGCCCTTTGCATTAGAGTTCGTGCTGTTTATCAAGATGGTAAACGGAGGGCAGGGTGAAGAGAACAAAACCCCAGTGCTGCACTATAAGATGCTCGACCAGGTAAGTACCGGGGAAACCAGGATTGCAAACATGGTACACCGTGGTGCTGCTAAAACGACGGTACTGGGGGAATACCTGTTCCTGTATATTGGAACCTATGGTGGGATTCCTGGCTTCGGATCTGTAGAACTTGCCCTGTATGTATCGGACTCCGTAGATAACGGTGTAAAGAACATGCGTAAGAACTTAGAGTTCCGTTACGAGAACTCTGACTTCCTGCGTAAATATATTCCGGTAGCCAAGTTCACCGATATCCGTTGGGAGTTCCAGAACGTCGAAGGTAACAAGTTCGTCGTTAAGGGTTACGGTGCGAAGACCGGGGTGCGTGGTACAAAAGAAATGGGTAAACGTCCACGTCTTGCTGTACTCGATGACCTGGTTTCGGATGAGGATGCCCGTTCCCCTACCGTTATCAGTGCGATTGAAGATACGGTATATAAGGCGGTTGAGTACGCCTTGCACCCTCAACGTAACATGATGATTTGGTCTGGTACGCCGTTTAACGCAGGGGATCCTCTGTATAAGGCGGTAGAATCCGGGGCATGGGCTGTTAACGTTTACCCGGTATGCGAACGTTTCCCTTGTGATGAGAAAGACTTTAAGGGTAGCTGGCCTGACCGATTCGATTATAAGTACGTTAAAAACCAGTATGACAAAGCACTGAAGGCCGGGAAGATTGCGACATTTAACCAGGAGCTTATGCTTCGAATTATGTCCGATGAAGACCGCCTGATCGCTGACAGTGACATTCGCTGGTATCGCCGTGAGCTTGTGCTTAACAACAAGCACATGTTCAACTTCTATATCACCACTGACTTTGCCACCAGCGATAAGCAAGCAGCCGACTTCTCGTTTATCTCGGTCTGGGCTTATAACAATAACGGTGACTGGTTCTGGGTAGACGGTATCTGTAAGCGACAGGACATGGGTAAAAACCTGGACGATCTGTTTATGCTCAACAGTAAGTACAAGCCAGTGTCAGTAGGCATCGAAGTTACCGGGCAGCAGGGCGGGTTCATTCCGTGGATTCAAGAGCAGATGATGACACGTAATAACTACTTCACTCTGGCTTCCAAAGATAACTCTGACATGCCGGGGATCCGACCGAACACTAACAAGATGCAGCGTTTCAACGTTGTGGTTCCTTTCTTCAAGGCGGGGAAGATGTACTTCCCTCAAGAAATGAGACACTCGGTGCCGTTGGTTGAGATGATGGATGAACTGACCAAAGCATCTCTTGCTGGCTTCAAGTCCAAACACGATGACGCTATCGATACTGTGTCTATGCTCGCCAACATGAAGGCATGGAAACCTTCAGAGGAAGCTAACCTTAGTTACAGCGATAGTGGTAATATTTGGGATATTCAACAAGACGATGGTTGGGGTGGTAGTGGCCTCAACTCCTATCTCGTGTGAGGTACTATGAAACTCAGATTACAGGATGTGCTCGACAACCTGCTGATCGGGGAATTCTCCCAGACAGGTTGGGCAGCAGACGGTGAGTTTTCCATTGCCACCGTCAACAAGATTATCGTCCTGCTTAATGCAGCAATGGCTGATATCTCTTCTCGTTTCTGGATTAAACGTAAAGAGGTCTTCCTTCTAACCTGCAAAGGGCAGACGGTATACGTTATCGATAACTCGGTAGCCAGTAAGCAAAGTAAACTCCAGGGTGGTAATTACCTTACCACTTCTACTGGGGATATCTTTGAAGATGATCTCCAGGAAATTTATGAGATCTATGACTGTGCAGGCAGGGAAATGCCAATCGGCGTAGACACAGGGGAGCCTCACGCAGTGGGGCGTACCTGTGGCTGCGGCAACAAGATCATTAGTCAAAGCCAGTTTGATAACATGTGCGAATGCTGCAAGCAGAAGCGTTATGTGAATACGTTGGATGAACCGGGTACTATCGTCACTCGTCGTCACCCATACGGTACGCCTAACGATGTGCCACGCAACGGACGTGTTATCCAGCTACAGGCTTATAACACGATTCGTGTACCTGATGATCTGGAACCACAGACGCTACGTATTGTTTATCGTGCGACTGCTAAACGCCTGAAGAAAGTTACTGATGACGGTACTTACTTCCCAGAGAAGATCTATCTGGATGTGCCTATGGAATATCTCCAGGCTATCCTGTACTACATCGCATCCCGGAAGTTTAACCCTAACATGCAGGGCGTTCAGCAAGGGTTCCATGAAGGGAACAACTACTACACCAAATACCTGTCAGCTTGTCAGTTACTGCAAGACCAGGGTGCGGGGGTAGAGCCAGTTGGCAACCACGGAAGTAAATTCCAACAGAAAGGATTCGTATAATAAAAAAGCCCCTCAATGAGGGGCTTAATTTTTAGATGGTACAACCACCACCTTCGCACTTATTGTTTTCAGCGAACGACGCCAGCATTGCCTGGCTTTCGGCTTTCTCGTGCAGAGACTGACGCAGCATATAACCTTCCAGTTCCCAGATCTTATTGAACGCATTTTCATATGCGCATTCACGGCCAATATCTTCGTTGTAGTTAGCCGGGTCAACACAGGCCGACACGCCTTCAACTTTGAAGCCGTTTTCCAGGATGATAATGCAGATGGTAACCAACTTGAGGTTAGCCATATCATCATCTGGTACGCGATGAGCAGAGTTAAAACCTACAGCATTACCTGCGTTGATGTAATAGACGTTTTTAATCTTAGCTTCAATAGATTCTTTGGTAACAGTTGTCATTCTGGTTTCTCGTAGAGAGGTTTGAGGGAATAGCCAAACAGGACTGCATTGTCATGCTCGACGGAGTTAGCGAACACCAGGTACTTCTTACCACGGCGATCAGTGACTTCGTATGCGTAAGGCATCATAACTCCTTAACGGAAAAAGCCCCACCGAAGTGGGGCTATTCCAGGCTTTGCAGTTCGGGATACACAAGATTACTTTGCAGACTGGAGTTGATAGCTCCGTATCCCTTACTCAGGCAGACTCACCTATTTGTATACCGCAATGTTGTACTTCATGAGTCCTCGCGGTTAATGCACCTTGTCGGGTGTTTCCAACCATAACGCACGGCGGCGTAACGACGGGAACTTACAAACCAGCCTTGATAACTTCTAACTGGTTTTTCATCATCGCCCAGAATACGGCTGGTATCTTCTCGTAACCGAGATTGATAAACATGTCACGTATCTGAGGGGTATGAATTCGTTTTGCTATAAGCAGACTACAACATCTGAGCTTATCGTCAACGGATTCGTTATACTTTTTTGCCATAGCAATACAGAGGTCTATCGTATCCACGGCATCAAGGAATTCATCAATAGGATCGGGGAACATGATTGTTACTCAGTGCAGGTTATAAATTTGGTTCCAGGGGGAGGAATCGAACCTCCCAATCAGGCCATGAACCCTGACTGCATCGGCCAAAGACTCTGACACGTTGAACAGCATGGCTTGCAAACAATGCCGTCCATAAAGCGTGCCATATCTTGATGCCCTGGAATAGGATGGATGGGGTATCTGGATTCGAACCAGAGAATGCCGATATCAAAGACCGGTGCCGTAACCACTTGGCTATACCCCAGAAGGTGGCGATGGGATGGAGATTCGAACTCCAATGTCGCGGATTAACAGTCCGGTGCTTTACCGAGTTAGCTATCCCATCTTATTAATTAAGACACTCTGTAGCTGGGGCAACCTCGGCAAAGGTTGTTTCTACACACTGAGATTAGGGTATGAGCCTGTTCAATGCTGAGTGTCCTAATTAATAAGCCCCCATAAAGCAGGGGGCAACTCCGAGTTCGGTAATCTGGTTCTGGTTCCAGAGCACTCCAGTTTTTAAGCCTTCATGCAGTTCAGGGTCACTGCCCTGGTTGTACATATCTCGTTCCAAAATGGAAAATGGCAGTCTTATCGCTAAGCACGCAGCACCCGCTATAAGCATCAATACACTGGTTTCAATGTATTCAGGTTTATAAAAGGTGCTCCCCCGAAGGGGAGCTTTCCCAGTAACCGTAGCTGGGTTCGGAGATGAGATCACCTCCTGTAAGGTCGCCATGTCAGTAGCTGTAATAATTAATACCTTACGCCTTACGGACATGCAACCGCTTTACGGTAAAAGATTAGAAAAATCTGGTTCTTTAAAAGTGACCATGTTTTTCAAGAACTTTCCTTCCGGGTAGAACTTACCGTTCAGACAGATATCCCGGCGAACTTTAATGCACATGGTAGGGTAGCTACCGTGCAGATACAGGTCGTCTGGCTGGAAGCCCAGTTCATAGTAATAAGCCAGCGCTTTAATTTTATCTTCTTCACTGGAGATGAACTTAGACATGTTAGACTCATGCACCAGGTCATAGCAGGCATTGCCGTCGAAACCAGCAACATGAGCTACACCATCGTTCACAGTGGTAAGGTCACCCTGGGCATCCATGAGAGCAATCAAGTCTACAGAGTCTTTATCAGTTGTTGTGTCTGGATCAATATAAGGTTCCATTGACCATTCTACTTTCATACCTGGGTGTGCTGCTTCCACCAGTTCGATAGCTTCCTCAAGACAAAGCATTGCCTGCTTTCTGATAGCTTTTACGTTAGGATTAGCTAAGTCGCCCTTTTCATTTCCGAAAGCGAGATTGAGTGCAGCAACTTTTTCAAAGGTAGTTTGCATTGAAAGGTTTCCTTTCTGGTTTATTTGACAATAATGGGTGAAGTTATTTTCACCATAAGTAGAGGACACGATGGACAATTCTGCCCCAGATGATGTTCAAATGTTGCCGGGGGTCGAGGTGCCACGTCTTACCGACTGGGTTCAGGAACCACGTTTAGCTTTGCTTAAACAAGACCTGGACAGTTGTAAGTCTTCCCATGATACACAGATGACGAAAGTTACTGAATGGGCTGACTACAAGAACGGTACTGGCAAAGCAGCACCAAAGGCACAAAAAGGCCAATCAAAGGTTCAGCCTAAACTCGTCCGTAAACAGGCTGAGTGGCGTTACTCTGCCCTGTCTGAGCCATTCTTATCTACCCCGGATCTATTCAAAGTTACCCCGGTAACCTGGGAAGATAAGAAGGGTGCAATGCAGAATGAACTCATTCTGAATATGCAATTCACTAACAAGATTGACCGTGTGGCCTTAATCGATGAGTACGTTCGTGCAGCAGTCGATGATGGTACGGTTGTTCTTCGTACTGGTTGGGATTATGAGGAAGTCATTGAGACTGTGCCTCAGCCTGTCTATAGCTATGTCTATGACTATAGCGTCGTACAAATTTATCAGCAGATGGCTCAGATTGAGCAGACCGATCCGGTACAACTCCTAAATTACCCGCAGGAGTTACAGGATGGTTATAATCAATTTAAGCAAACTCAACAGCCGATCCGTTTTGTAGTAACAGGCGTTGAAATGGTAGAGCAGGTTAAGGTTGTTAAAAACCAGCCGACTATTGAAGTCTGCCGTCTGGCTAACCTGTATATCGATCCGTCATGTAACGGTGACCTGAATAAAGCTAACTTTATTATTTACAGCTTCGAGACTTCACTTGCTGAACTCAAAGCAGAAGGTCGCTACAAAAATCTGGAGAAAATCAATGTCTCTAATCAATCGCCTTTATCAGCACCAGACTTTCAGCCCAACACTGCCCCGGACTTTCAACCAGCGGGTGAATCACGCAAAAGAATTGTTGCTTACGAGTATTGGGGATATTGGGATATTGATGGTAGTGGTACTCTTACTCCAATCGTAGCAACCTGGGTTGGGGATGTTTGTATCCGAATGGAAGAGAACCCATTCCCAGATCGTGAACTCCCATTCGTTCTGGTTCAATATTTGCCAGTACGTAAATCCGTATACGGCGAACCAGATGCTGAACTTCTGAAAGATAACCAGGATATTGTCGGTGCGGTTACCCGTGGGATGATTGACCTGCTCGGTAAGTCTGCTAACTCCCAGACAGCGTTCGCTAAGAACATGCTGGATGCTGCGAACAAGAAAAAGTTCCAGCAGGGTGAAGACTATGAGTACAACCCAGGCATGAACCCACAGGCAGGTATCTATACGCACACCTTCCCTGAGATCCCAAGCTCTGCTCAATTCATGGTAGCCATGATGAACTCGGATGCTGAATCACTTACTGGGGTGAAAGCTTTTGCTACCACTGGTATTGATGGCTCATCCTTGGGCGATACAGCTACTGCTGTGCGTGGTGCATTGGATGCAGCCTCGAAGCGTGAGATGGGTATTCTGCGTCGTTTATCCACTGGTTTGGTCAAGGTAGCCCGTAAAGTCATTGCCATGAATGCTGTCTGGCTTGACGAAGAAGAAGTTGTACGTGTTACCGAAGATCAGTTTGTACCAGTACGCCGTGACGATCTGAAAGGTGAGTTTGACCTCAAGGTAACTATCTCCACTGCCGAGGCAGATGAGCAACAGGCACAAGACCTGGCGTTTATGCTTCAGACTATGGGTGATATCGACTTTGGGTTTAAGCAACTCATCCTGGGTGAGATTGCACGTCTTCGTAAGATGCCTGACCTGCGTAAGCAGATTATGGACTTCCAGCCTCAACCTGATCCAATGCAGCAGCAAATGCAGATGCTTCAGATCCAACTGCTCCAGGCACAGATTCAGCTTACGCTGTCTCAAGCTGGTGAAGCTGGTACTAAAGGCGATCTCAATGCTACTAAAGTTGGTGTCGAACAAGCTCGTGCTGCACAGATTCAGTCTACTGCTGATAAGAATAACCTCGACTTCCTGCAAACGCAGAACGGGGTTAAACACCAGCAACAACTGGAACTGGCTAAGCAAAAAGGCGATGACCAACTTGCTACTCTGGCAATGAACCAGCAGGGTGAGATGGATAAAATGAGCCTGGCTCATAACCTGAACCTGTTACAGCAACATGCTAAATCCAGCCTGGATTTGCGTAATCAGTTAAGAGCACAACGAAACAACGCTGGCAATAACCAGTAATTTGTTTAAAAATATTAGGCAGGTGAGACAGTTTGCGTTATTGTCCACCTGCCTATTTTATATCTGAGGTACGTATGGCTAACTTTGAAGACGAGCTTGAATCGTTAATAGAGCGAGACAAGAAGATATCTGAACGGGGCAAAGCATTAAAACGCTTACTGAACAGTTCAGATTTCAAGAATGTTATTCTCTCTGGCTTCCTCAGAGAACACGCGCTTAACCTGGTTTATGACCGTGCCAACTCTACAGAAGCTGACGATGCAACGTCACGCAAGATAGACGCCGTAGCTCAGTTCAAAGCCTATCTCGACAGCGTTCTTGAGGATGCTGAAATTGCAGATAAGGCAATCGCTGAAAATGGCGAAACACTATATCAATCGCGTAATGAGGAATAAGCATGAGTGCTAATACCGAGCAACTAGATCAACAGAATGTTCCAGATGTTCTGAACATGTCTGAAGATGAATTAAGCCGGTTAGATATCTCTCAGTATCTGAATCAAGGTTCAGAAAACCCTGAAGATGGACAACCGGAACAGACTACTGAAAACCAGCCAACCACTGAAGTGGAGCCGGAAGAAGAAGTAGTTGAAACGGATCCAGAACAGGAAGAAGAACCTGAAGTAGATCCTGAGAACCCTGAGCCTACCGATGAGCCTGCGCAGCAGAGCGAAGAAGGTAAGGCGAAGGATAAAGCCCCTGCCAAAGAAACCTCAAAAGCGAAGACTGATCCTGAATCTCAGAATGTACCGGATCACAAAGCGTTTTATGAGTCCATCGTTGGTAAACCCTTCAAAGCCAATGGGCGTGATATCACTGTTCAGTCACCTGAAGAAGTGATCAAGCTTATGCAGATGGGTGCGAACTACCATGAAAAGATGGCTGCTCTGAAGCCCACCCGTCGCATTATGAAGATGCTGGAAAACGAAAACCTTCTGAATGAGCAGGAACTCGGTTTCTTAATCGATCTGCACAAAAAAGATCCGAAGGCTATCGCTAAGCTGGTTCAGGACAGCGGTATCGACCTTATGGACTTCGACGTCGAGCAAGGTGCAGGCTACCAGTCTCAACACCAGGCTCCGCCAGAAAGCCAGATTGAACTTGCTGACACAGTTCAAGAGTTACAGAACAACCCCGGTTTCAAAGAAGTGCTGACTCATGTTACTTCTGCATGGGATGCAGCAAGCCAGGACTTTATTGCCAACAACCCTGGGCTACTCCGTGTACTGGATGCTCAAAAGTCTTCGGGCAATTTTGACCTCATTGCAAATGAAGTTCAGCGCCAGAAGGTCTTAGGCCAACTGGTTGGTATGAACTCTTTGCAAGCTCACGCGGCAGTAGAACAGCAGTTGCAAGCTCAGGGCTTACTTAAAGTTCCGGGCGTACAACCAGCCCCTGCCAAAGAAGTAGTGCCACCAGCTAAAGCTGCACCGAAGAAAGAAACGGTGAATGCTAAAAAAGCTGCGGCTGCACCAAAACAAACCGTCCAAAGCAAACCAGCAGTTAAAGGTGAAAACTTATTTTCCCTTTCTGACGAAGAGTTTGCTAAGATTGACCCAACTCAATTCCGGTAAGAGGCTGACTATTTATGGTTATGCAATATAAAGACCCCATTAATGGGAAAGAGTCCAGCATTGGCCCGCAGATCGTAACTGCGTATTACCAGCGCCAGGCTCTGACTGAACTGCGTAAAGAACAGTTCTTCACTCAGTTGGCTACTGCAACAGCCATTCCAGCGAACTATGGTATGCATATTAAGCGTTACCATTACATGCCGATCCTGGATGATCGCAATGTCAATGACCAGGGTATCGACGCAACTGGTGCGAAAATCTCCAATGGTAATCTGTACGGTTCCAGCAAAGATATCGGCTCTGTGCCGGGTAAACTGCCTGTACTGGGTGAGAACGGCGGTCGTGTTAACCGTGTCGGCGTTACTCGTCTGGAACTCGAAGGTACTTTCGAGAAGTTTGGTTTCTTCACTGAGTACACTCGTGACTCTCTGAACTTCGATTCGGATGCCGACCTGCTGCAACACATCAACCGTGAACTGTTGACTGCTGCTAACCAGATCACTGAAGATGCACTTCAGATCGACCTGATTAACAACGCAGGTACAATCCGTTACGCTGGCGATGCAACCTCCCGTGCTGAAATCGGCCAGGGCGATGTGGTTACCTATGGTGACCTGATGCGCCTGTCCATTGACCTGGACAACAACCGTACTCCGAAACACACGACTATCCTGAACGGTACTCGTAACATCGATACCCGTGTTGTTCCGGCTGCTCGCTATATGTACATCGGCTCTGAGCTGATCCCTACGCTGCGTGCAATGAAAGATATGCACGACAACGCTGCGTTCATCTCTGCTGAGCACTATGCTGCGGGTACTACCCTGGCTGCTGGCGAAGTCGGTCAGATTGACCAGTTCCGTATCATCGTTAACCCGAACATGTTCAAGTGGGAAGGTGGTGGTGCTACTCTGGCTTCTGGCGACGATGCGACCTACTACAACAACGGTACGAATTACGACGTATTCCCAATGTTGGTAGTTGGTGACGAGTCCTTTGCGACCATCACCTTCCAGACTTCGGGTAATACCGTTAAGTTCGAAATCAACCACAAACGTCCTGGTGAGAACCTTGACCGTCTGGATCCATATGGCGAAACTGGCTTCATCTCCATTCGCTGGTTCTACGGCTTCATGGCTCTGCGCCCAGAACGTATCGCTCTGGTTATGACTGCGGCTAAGATGTAATTCTGGCTTCGGTTATTAAAGTGAGCTAAGCTAAGGCCGGGGATAATTCCCCGGCTTTTTTATTTAAATTAATGAGGATTTTTCTTTATGTCACAAGTCGATAATGATGACCTGCCACAAGTAGATGAACTGGGATCTCTGAAAGCTCGTGCTGATATTCTGGGGATCAAATACCACCCATCAATCTCTGTAGACACCCTGCGTGAGCGTGTAAACAATACACTGGCAAACCAGTCCACAGGTACAGTCCGTCCGGTTGCCGATGAAGACGAAGCTGCTCGTCGTAGTCGTAAGAAAGCCGAAGCGTCAAAACTGGTGCGTGTTCGCATCCACTGTAACGATCCGGCCAAAAAAGAATGGCCTGGTGAGTATATGACGGTAGGTAACTCCTTCGTCGGTACTTACCGTAAGTACATCCCGTATAACTTGGATGAACCGTGGCACTTACCACAGATTATGGTTAACGCTCTGAGTGAAAAACGCGTACAGGTGTTCACCACCAAGAAAGGTAAGCACGGCATTCCAATCCGTGAATCCAAGTCAATTGCTGCGTATACCATCGAAGTTCTGCCACCACTGACTGAAGAAGAACTGAAGTCTCTGGCAGCACAGCAGTTGGCACGTCGAGCTACCGACGACAACGCATAAGGTAAACCCAGATGGCAGAGATTATTATTCCACCGATGGTTTCAACTACCCCGTTAGATGTTACTGATCTGACGGAAACGAAATTAGTAGGTACGGGTGTTCTGGACAAAATGCTGGAAACCATGCGTGTGCATTTGGGTGACCAGTTTGAGAAAGAACGTATCCGTGGGCCGGAGTATGCTACTGTCTATCTGGGTGCTTTCCAGGCTACGCTACAAGCTGCTATTGAGTTCCTGCTTGCTAAACAGAAGCAGGGCTTAGAGCTTAAACTCCTTGAAGGTCAGACATCTCTGGTTCAGGCTCAGGAAGAGCAGATCCGGGCAGAGATGCAAAAGATCCCTCTGGAGATGGCACAGATCACTGCACAGACAAACCTTATCATCAAGCAGACTGAGCTTGCCGATAAGAACATTGAACTGGCAGAGAAGGATCTGGAGCTTAAAGATGCTCAAATCCAGGTTCAGCTTAAACAGCTTGAACTCATGGCTGAACAGCTTAAGCAAGCCGAAGCCCAGACTGAATACTACCAACAGCGTACTATCACTGAGAAAGCTCAGACCCAGGCCGGTATTGCTGCTTCTGGTTCTGTTATCGGTACTCAGATTGCACTGATGAATAAACAGGCTGATGGTTATGACCGTAATGCTGAACAGCAAGCGGCTCAGATTATCGCTAACACCTGGAACGTTCGTCGTCAGACTGATGAAGATACTCAGGCCAACAGCACTAACTTACTGGATGATGCCACTCTCGGTAAGACCATGCAGAAATTGCTGGCAGGGATTAACGTTAACGTTACCCCGACCTAAGAAAGTTGAGTATCATAAAGGGAGCTTCGGCTCCCTTTTTATTTGGAGAATCCTATGGGTTTATTTGGCAGCAAGAAGAAGACGTACCGAGACTTCTCGTATTCACGTCTTATAGAAGATGAATATCTGCCAGACGTAATTGGACAGGCTATTACTACTTACGTTCTTGACGAAGAGAACACTACCCAACTGGCTGACCTCATGATCCAGTACGGCTGGAAGAGTAATGCCGTTAAGTGGAATGCAGCCTATCGCTGGGCATCGAAACCAGACAAGTATTACTATGGTGTGGGTAAATCCACCGTGGTAGCCCAGACTGACTTCACAGACTCTGGTTCTCTCAATGATGTTCTGGTTTCTCTTACCGGACGTAATGACCTGTCATACGTATACAGTAAGTTCGGGCCAATCAACCTGCGTCATGCCATGTGGCAACTGCTCATTTCCAATTATGGATATACAGCCACTGACAATAAACTCACTGGTTTAAGAGCTTCATTGGGTGCAGATGCTTACCTGCATGATGCCAAGAACATGCTCACTACTAAAACAGTGGCTGACGCTGATCCTTACGTATTAGAGCACTGGGGATATCCACCCACAGGCGGGGCTACGCCTACCCGGAGTGCTAATTACTCGCGGGCTGATACCCCTGATGGCACAAGCACTACTGACGCTAACTATGTAGATGTTCAGTACGCTACTCGTTTTCTGGGTGTAAAGCGTATTACCACAGTGACCACTACTAAAGTAGACACTACGGTTAAAACGCCTAATGGCTCTGGTGGTTATGATGAAGAAACCACTACGAACTCTTCTGACCAAACCAGTAATACAACTGACTGGAACGGGCAGACTCCTCCTAAGTCTGGAATCATCAGTCAAAATGAAATCCAAACTGATATCAATACAGTAAATGAAAGTGATCCTCCAACCACTACGTCTACTACAGATCCAGCTACAGGTGTTATTACTGAAGTCACTACAACAGTCAGCCGGGTTATTACTACACGTCGGGTAGTCGTAGATATCATTGCCAGAATCCAGATGGGCTTTGGTCAGTATGACTTTATTCCTGATCAGAACATAGATACCGAGACTGTGCTGGATGACGATGACATGGGTAACATTGACCCTAATGCACCATTGGATCCTTCCGGTGAATCGGTAGGTAGTGATGAAGACTATTTCCAAGTCTGCTTTACTTACCCTACCTCCAGTGGTGGGGTAGCTATTAACTACTTCACCTATCAGTATGGTTCCGGTTCTTATCCGTCACTGGATGGGATCACCAGTACCCCCGTAGCTGATTTCGGTAAAGGTTACCCACGGATGTATTTCCGTCTTAATGGTGACCGTTTGGACAAGGGTAATTTTGTTGGTAAGAAGCCGTATAAAGACTCCATCAAGCTGGGCAATAAACTTGATTTACCCTGGCTTGAAATTACAAATCAGATCTATAACAGCTTAAGTTCGTTAAGCAAGATTCGTTCTGTATTAATGGTTCAGTGCATACCTGCTAACACGACTAATACTCTGGAACAGGAATACCTCTTCCAGTATTTTCGTGTCCTCTACGGTATGCGTAACCCTATTGAGTTTTCGCCTTCACATCCAGCAGATGAATACACTACCTGGGCTGCACACCAGGGTTGTACGATGACTACAGCAGACGCAGCTACTGAGATAGGTAACTTGGTGGATGCTGTTGGTTATCGCAAGATCACTGGTGTTATTGGCCCGGTAGGTTTTACTGCATCAGGTCGTGGCACAGGACAACGTAAAATAAAAACCACTGTAAATAATAGTGACGGTTCTACCAGCACTACCTACGTAGACCAGGCTGTTAGTTATCATTTTTATCGTATTCAGAGTTCACCAACTCAGTACGAAGAGGTGCGAGCTTACAACCTTAATGGGCGTTTTAAAGTAGGTGGTAAGACCATCAGTAAAAGTGGTGGCGATGAGAACCTAATGGTTCCTCTGGATTATGCTTTCCGTAAGATGTTCTCTGCCCACGACCGAGAAACATTGTTTGCACGGGCTACCCACATCCTCATTGGTACTGAGTACACGGTTAAAACCAAATGGTATCAAACTGGTATTTTTAAAGCTGTGGTGGTAGTCATTGCTGTGGTGCTGTCCTGGTGGACTGGTGGTGCATCTCTATCTTTAGTAGGCGCTTTAACAGCGGCTGCTTCAGCTATCGGTGCATACGTAGCGTTCTCACTATTGAGTAAGCACGTATTCAGTAAGCTGGGTGGTGTGTTCGCTATCATTGCTACCATCGTTGCTGTGGCTGTTGCTATCTATACTGGTTACCTGTATTTCTCCGGGACTACCGGGCCATTCAGTATCACAGCACAGCAGATGATGCAGGTAAGCAACGTTGCATTTAAGGCTGCACAATCTGCCCAACAAGGTATGATCGAGAAGGAGCTACGTAAAATTGCGAACCTCGAAGATGAGATTGCTCAGAAGCAGGAGGAACTGGAACGTGCTCAGAAGGAACTGGAAAATCCACCTAACACCATTGAAGATGGCGTATTCTTTAAAGCAATCCAGGGTTACTCATACTTAGGGGAAACCCCAGAGGAATATTATGCCCGGACACTGAATACCAACATTGGCATTGAAGCATTGAATCTGCCTGAGATGTACTTCACTCAGTCATTTGCATTGCCTTCTAATGTATCAATTTTGAACCAGATCCAGCAGAATATTGAGAAACCATTCGAGCTTAACAACATACTCGATGACAACTTATAGGAGGTCACAATGGGTGACAACTTAACTTCCTGGCTTCAGAATCTGTTTAGCAGCAATAATGCTACTCAGACTACTGGCATTGTACCGCCAACGCCAGGTATGACAGGCTCCAGTATTCTCACCGGAGCACCTGCTAATAGCTTTAACACAGGTAACTTGACTGATTCCCTGGGTGGTATTTCCGGGCTTCAGCTTGGTCAACTGGGTTTGGGTGCGGCTAATGGCCTGCTGTCCGGTTATCTCGGTTTCCAGAACCTGGGGCTGGCTAAAGACCAGGCTCGTCAGGCTCAGAAGAACTGGGATAAACAGTGGGGTGCAAACGTGAAGTCTACTAACGCTGCTCTGGAAGATCGCCAGAAAGCTCGTGTGGCTTCTAACCCTAATGCCTACGAGTCTGTTGACTCTTACATGAAGAAATACGGGATCAGCTAATGGCTACTATTCGTCCACAGCAGTTAGCACCAGTTAACTTTGGCGACTCTAACCAGTTGCTACGTGCAGCCCAGCAGATGATTCTGCAAGGTGCTGGCGGTTTGACTGATGCCTTTACGGGCTACCGTAATGCAGTTGTGGATCGTAACACTGCCAATGTTGTTAATACTCTGACTGGGGCTACGGACTTAAATGACCTGGCCCAACGTCAGCAAACTGCCAATGCACTGTTACAGGCTGCTGGTGGTGACATTAACAATGAGGCGGTGCAACGAGCACAACTGACGATGCCTGACACTCTCATTAACCGTCAACGAGGCCAGAATGCCCTGACTGAGTTTACCCAACAGCAACATGATCAACCCCTGATTAATCAGGCTATGAGTCTGTATGCTTCAGGTGACACAGCGGGGGCTAACAACCTGTTAAGCCAGGTGCAAGGTGATGCGTCCAAAGCAGTGATGTTTGGTGCTAACCGTGCTGATGAACAGTTCAACCGTGGCATCCAGCAAAAGCAACTTGGTATTCAACAGGCTGGTTTGGCCTTACGTCAACAAGCTGCAAGGGATCGTGCTGCGGCAGTAAGCAATGGCAACAAGCAGATGCAGAACCTGCTTAAAACCATTACTGGTATCAATGCTACAGCAGAACAGGACTCTGTAGCTGCTGCCGTAGAAGAACGTAACAAACGTGCTGCTGAGGCTGAGAAGAGTAACCCTCTTAACAACCCAAAGGCTAACCCAGATGCTACTGTTGCTCGTATCAACAAGGAGACTAAGCCTTGGTACTGGTTTAACCCGGAACGTGGTACGAAGCTACAAAAACTGGTAGGTCAGCTTGACCCTGAAGGTACATTGACTCCGGCACAGCAAGTTAACCTGTTGGAAGGTATGAACCAGGCATTCGAAAGTGCCGATGGCTCACCTGATAAAGCTGCACTGGATTGGGGTAAACAAGCTATTGACCAGCTTCAGAAAGCCCAGCAGTCTCAGTTGCAAAATACTCAGGCTCGTATCTCTAACAAAAGAGCTACTCAACTCGCTCGTCAGCAAGTATTATTAAGTGCATTGGGAGGCAATGGTTCTGTGAACCCACTGGCCTTACAGTTACTTAATCTTGATGACGAGGAATAAAAATGGCCCGCGACTCTCTGTTGACCCAGGCTTTAAATGCTTTAAGCAACGGCGAGTTCACTAATCCTACCCCGGCTATTTCTGTCCCCCAGGCTGCTCCTGTGCAGCCTGTTTCTACTAAAGATCTCCAGGTTGCCGACGCTACACAGCGAATCACTTCTGATTTTGCTGCGAAAGGTCAGTTCCCTACTTTAGCGGGCGAAATTGCACGTTTCGACAATATGGTGAAAGGACGTGAACAAGTTCAATCAGCTATGGCTGAAGACCTCCAGAAATTTACCCCAACTACTGATTTAGAATCTGGCTCTGCTTTGGTTAAAGCTGGCGCTCAGGTTAGTAATGCTATCGGTGGTTTTGGTAGTTCTCTGGCTCGTATTGCTTTACAGCTTGCCAACAAAGGCAATCTGGACAATGCCAACTCTGCACTGTATGGAACTACTGATGCTGAACGTCTGGCTTTCAACCGTGAGCAAGTCCAGAACCAGGCAGAACAACGTAGCACTGTGGCACGTAATGCTCTGGTGGCTCAGGATATCCTTAACGGTACTCCAGGTGCTAACGCTGAACGTATTCAGGCTGTAGATCAGGTAGCACGTCAGCAGACTGCATACCCTGGCGATGCACAGCTTCTGGATCGCCCTGCTGATGAGTTCGCTAATACTGAGATTTATATCCCTCAGTACCCTGGTATGCCTGTTCAGCAACGTGGTGGTGAGAATGTTCGCCAACGTCTGCAACGTGCGCAGTCTGCTCTGGACACTGCCAGCAAATCACTGGGTAATCCAAACCAGGGTGTTGATAATGAATGGGGAACCGATGCTTGGGTTAACCGTGAACAGTCACAGCGTCTGGCTCAGCAACTGGAAGAAGAAAATAAAAACCTCTCTATCCCAGGTGCGATCCTCAACACTGTAGGTGAATACTTACAGAATCCTTCTCTCGTCGTTCAGTCTGCTGCTGAATCTCTGCCTTATGCACTTGGCCCGATTGGTATCGGTGCGGGTACAGCAGGTCAGGCAGTACAAAACCAGATTGATGGTATCCGTGGTCAAGCTGATGGTCAGTTACCTACTGACGAACAGATTGCCGATGTTAGCCAGTGGAATGCTTTGCACTCTGGCTTGAACTTTGTGGAGAACGTCGTCAATGCTCGCGCTCTTTCTGGTCTTTCTAACCTTGCTATCACAGCTCCACTTCGTCGTGGTGGTGAAGCACTGGCTGACTCTGCCATCGGACAAGCGGCTTCCAGGGCTATCGCTGGGTCTGGCGTATCTCGCCTTGCTAATGCAGCAAAGTCCGTTCTTGGTGCAGAGCCTGTACGTGAGCTTGCTACCACTATGGCTATCAATGGCCTGACAGAAGCTGCTCAGAACCAGATTGAAACTCGTAACCTGCTCGGTGATAACCGTTGGGATACTGAGGGTAACATCAATGCTGGTGTGCTTGGTGCTCTGTCTGCTGGCGTAATGACTGGCCCATCTACTCTCGGTGCTGGTGTAGCCCGTAGTGTTGATGCTGCTCGTACTGCTGCTCGTGAACGTGCAGAAGCTGCTAACCCACAAGCTGCCGAAGCCCGTAAAGCTGCTGAGGATGCTGCTAAGCCATTTGAAGATCTGACTAACCCAGAACATGTGGACTACAACCCACAGGCTGCTATTCGTCAGCAACTAAATGTTGTGGCTGATGCTAACGCTACACCAGAAGTTAAAGCTGAAGCTGTTAACCGTGCTCAGTCAGTACGTGACAATGCAGAAGCAGAACTGGCTTCAGTGCGTGAAGAAATCGGTCAGATCCAGCAAGACAATGCAATGCGTACCGCATTGACTGAGAAACTTGCAGAACTGGATCAGTACCCGGATAGCCCACAGAAACAGGCTATTGTGGATCAGTTTACTCAGCGTATTGCTGATATTGATTCTCGTGCTTACAACGAAGAACAACAGAACTCACTGGTTGAACGCTATCAGGCTGCTACTCAGAATGCTGAACGTATCCGTAATGCCTACAGCCAGTTTGAAACTGCTGCTGGTATTCGTGAGAAAGTTTCACCAACTGAGGTAGAACAGCAAGTAGAGACAGCTACCAACCCTGATGCTACTCAGGAACAGGTAGACACTGCTGCTGATCACGTTGTTACTCATCCGATGCAGTACACGCCGGAACAATTGAGGACTCTGGCTGATGACACAACTAACCGTTTTAGTGAGACTCAACGGGATGCTATACGCGCTCTGGCTGATGCACGAGTTGCTCAAAACAACCTCAAATCTGATCTCACTGTAAACCAGGATATTATGCAGGGTGGTAAGGGTTACCGTTCTCTGGGTGACTATACCTCTCAGTATGCTGATGCTATCCGTAGTGGTAACACTACTCTGGCAGCAAACCTGCGTGATTCACTGGCTCGCTTTGAACAGTCGCATACTCAGAAAGCTGCACTGGCTCAGCAGATGATGGATAACCAGCAATATGGTCAGATTATCCGTCAGGGCAACCAATGGGTAATTAACCCAGGTGCGAAGCTTAAAGGTAAAGCCAAAACTCTGAATGGTGCTCTGGATATCCACGCTAAGTCTGGTGGACTGGTTTCCCGTATTCAGCAGGAAGCGGAAGCTATTCAGGCAACCTCTCGCGCACTTGATGCAATGAATCAGGCTCGTCCGTCTGCTACCGCTAACGCTACGCAGCCGTCCTCCCCTGCCCCAACCACTACACCAGCGACTGATGCAACTGCAACGGTGCAGGCGCAGCCGGAACCGGCAGCAGTGGAATCAGGAGCGACTGTTACCAAGTCATCCCTCGCTCACTATGCCAATGACGGTATTTTGACCCAGGATGCAGATGGTAATATGGCTCTGCGTGTTAACCAGTTTACCCCGGCTGAACAACAGTTCCTCCGTGATAACAATATGGTTGACGCTAATGACATGGTTAAAGCTGACTCCTTACGCCGTGCTGAACCGCGTAAAGATGACGCACATAAACCACGTACCATTAAGCAACAGGAACGTATTGCACCAGCAGAAACCCAGACTCAACAGGAACAGCCAAACCTGGCTGCTACCAATGAAGTCGATCCTGCTCCAGTAAGCACTACTGAAACTGATGCTAACGTTGTATCCGATCAAACTACTGCGGTTAAATCTGATGAAAATACTAAAGCTGAAGGCTCTGTTTCTGTGCTTCGTCCTGAAGGTAAATCCCTTGAGACTGCACGAACTGAAGAACTCGCCAAACCTTTCGAACAGCAAAACCTTGTACTCACTGGTTTCATCCAGAAAGTACGGGAGGGCTTTGTTAACCCACTGGTTACAGTGCCTAACTTTATGTCCGGGGTTATCTCAAAAGCTGATTGGTCTGGTCGCTTCACAGAAGTAAACCGCTATCTGGCAACTCCTATGGATGCTGCCCAGAAGAACTTTATCGGTATGTTTACCCAGTTCCATAACAAAGTAGCTGGCGATATTGATGCAGCTATCAAAGTTAAACAGGGTAAAACTAAAACTGGTAATGACCTGGCTAACTTCCGTTATCAAGATTTTGTTCAGTATCTCGTTAATGAAAACGGACAACTGGATGAGAATACTAAGACGGCAATGACTGCCTCTATGTTCTCCTGGCTTGCAGAGAATGGTAATAACTTGATCGCCACTCGTGATGATCTGGCATCACTGTTCCACATTGACTCGTCCGAAGTTTCTACAGAACTGGTTAACCGTTACTCTGAAATCGGTTCAAGCCAGCGTGCTGTAGTACAGTCACTGGGTCAACGTGCATATCAGATGCTGGGCTTCAAAGTCCTGCCAGATGTGGATCCAAACCGTGCTGGTCGTATGCAGCAAGCTCTGGGTATGTATGCTCTCCATACCATGATGAAGCGTGGCTATCTGGAACAGACTACTATGTCTGCCCGTGAGTATGCCGATATTCTGACTGCTGGTTTAGAGCCGGATGCTGCACAGACTAAACTTGCTGAGTTCTCCCGTGACTTCCTGGGTGGACAGCCAGTTAATAAGTCTCGTGTTACTTTCAACTTCGTGCGTGTTCCGCGTAAAGAAGTTAACGGTAAGCTCGTACCTGCTGATGTGATCGGTCGCATTACTGAAGCCAACAAAGGCACTAAAGGCATTATGTCTAAGCTGTTTAGCTTTGACGCTGCTAAGGTTGCCCCACTGACTTCTAAACCAGGTAAGTTCATTCAGAATACTGTTGGTGATTTTGGTCAGCAGGTTCCTTCTGAACTGGAGATCGGAAGAGC